AGTTCCAGCGCCGTCAGTTTCATCAGCATCAATTAAATATTTATGCCCACTTCCAGCTAATCCATAACTAACTGCCACTACTTCTGTGTCTGTTTTTAATGGTCCCTTCCAAATGCTGAATTTAGTCCCTTTAGGAATATCTGAACCATAAGCCGGAGAAAATTCAAAAGAATCTCCCGCTACATCTGAAGTGCTAATCTCAGTAATTTTAGCAAAGTGGTGTTTTTTAGGTTCATCTACAAATAACATAACAAAATAATCATATGTATCTAATAATGATGTTGATAATAAAAGAGAAATGCCAGAATCAAGCGGCATTTCTATTCTATATCCAGAACTATTTTCTCTATTTTCAAAATATCCATCTAAATTACCACCAAATCCATTTGATGGACCATATCTATTTACTGCGTCCTCAGTAGCATGAGTAAATGTAGCTGAAGAACTAACTCCATATTGTGCAGCACCATCAGTTCCAGTAGAACTAGTATCATTAGCAGAATCCTGTGGAGGAGTTTCTCCATCATTTCTAATTTCGTAACAAACTACTCTATTTTTAGAAGATTTATATGTGGCTTTTAATTGGTCATTATTATCAATTGTTACTGCACTAGTAGTTGTCCATTTAATTACATTTATATCAAGATATGGGTTAATAGTATCAATAATACCAATAAGTGCACCAGAATCAGAATATACACTATCTCCTTCTTTAAACACATCAGGGATAACTCCACCAGAATTATCATCTACATATAAAGTAGAACTACCGGAACCAGTAGTTGCTGCGGCAAAAACTCCACTATCCACCAAAGCCCCGTCACAAATAACTAAAGGATTAGTTGGACAATCATAATACACATTACCATTAGCAATAGATGGAGTATCACCGGGTTTAGAACCCTGTGACATTGGGAATAGAATAGTATTAGGCATTAAATATCAACCTCTTCAAATCTTAAATATAATAATAAAGTTTCATAAAAAGGCACCAATGTATGTATATCTGAAAAATCTGTTTGATAACCTTTAGTCAAACACAATTCATGTAACTCTCCCATAAATTGTTTTCTAGTTGCAGCCTCGCCTGAAGAAGAATTAATGGTTCCAATATAACAGTCTGTATTATCCATACTAAACGCCATATTAGCTGTTCCCTTTCCAGCATGAAGCATACTAGCAATAATAACCCCATTAACTATTATATCCATACTTCCCGTTGAAGAACTAAAAGATACTGCTATGTGATAAGGAGTAAGTAAATATAATGCTTCGGGATTTGTATTATAACCAGTAGTCCCTTTAATAACTGCCGGGCTATTTAATGTAGAAGTTGCACCACTAGCAGTAACCACAAATTGAATTTTATATTCAGCGGGCGTATTAGCATAACTAGATGCTGTATTCACTAAATATAATTGCATATTAGTGCTATAAAAAATACACATTGAATGAGTCAATCTATTAGTAATATCTAAAAATCTCCTACTTTGAGAATTAGTAGCAGTTTGATTAGGTAATGTTTTAGTTGAATTTTTAATGGTCGAAGAAGAATTACCATTACAGTCGTAAGCCGTTATTATTGATTCTAATGTAAATGACCCTTCTAAATCCCAAACACCATAAGTCACATCATCAGATGTAATTCCTGTTCCACCATCAGGAATATTTTTATCATAATCTAATAACAAATGCCCATTACACATTACCGGGAATACTAAAGAATTCCTATTTCCAATAAAAGTTTGATACAAAATATCACCTCAGAAAGACACATCTGCAATTTGGAAATCCATAGAAAATTCAATAAATGGTTGACCGGGAGTAAATGTAGTCGAAAAATTTCTAACAAAACCTTTTAATCCATATTTAACGATATCTGTTGCTCCAGTAACAATTGATGGAAAATTTCCTATACCTGTAATATCTAAAGTGCCTTGATTATCACTATCTCTAGTTTTAAATGAAAAGGGGATTAATGGACAATCTTTCATTTCTGTGGCTGCTGTAATATCTGTTGCAGAACCATCATCGGAAATAGTGTAATAATCCCAATCATCTGCAACTCTAGATGGTATAAGAATAATCAATTTATTAGGATTTTGATTTTTCTGAAGGAATGATGAATCGACATAGGAATGAATTAATTGTGCTACTTCAAATGAAGTTAAAAATTTAGAAGTATCATTTGTGGTATTTCCGTGAACCCAATTTTTAATAATGGTTTGTTCAGTAATAATCCCATTAAGGCTTACCGTCTTATCAGTCATTCCCAAATCTAATGCGGCGGTTTTTGATTCGCCATAGATTAAACCAGACCCCGGTAAAGCATGGGATATTACTTGTTTGGAAGTATTAATAGCAATACTTTCACATTTTAAAGCAATTCTATTTGCAGCCCATCCTGCACCTGTTGAATCATCTGCCTTACTTCCTCTAGCAGATAAATCAAGCCAAACATATTGATTATCTAAATCTGTAAATGTCATGATATCGACCTACTTGATGATGATGTTGTTCTATTAATTTCAGTATTAACTAATTGGCCAACCTTTCTAGCAATATCTCTAATTTCTCTATCAGATGCTCCTATTCTTCCATTAACATGAACATTGATTGTATTATTTATAGTATTACTTCCCATCATTGATTTAGAGTCTTTATTACTATGCACTCTAGAACCTTTAGGTAATTTAACTAGTTCTGGTCCCTTTTCTCCAACCAAAATGTGTTTATTAGTATTAACAACTCCACCTTCAGCCATTTCAGCACCAATTTTACCACCAATAGCAGCACCCGCAATAGCACCAGCGGGGCCACCCATCATAAAACCTACTCCTGCCCCTATACCGGCACCACCAATCATTTTAGAATTATCTCCAACCCACTCTTTAATAGCACCTATGATACCTTGAAGATACGTAATAATTTCATCTTTATATACTGAGATAAAGCCAAGACCCATTAATATTGCAGCCCCAACCATAAGCCCAAGCATTGGTATGGCTCCAATTAAAGCCATCATTCCCGCAAATATGTGAGCCGCTATATATTTAACTATTGCCCATATTGTCCAAACAACCAATACTGCTGCTATACCTTTTAATAATTTTTTCATATGACCGGGCTCTTTAATCCAATTCACAAAACCAACAACTATACCTGCACCAATTGTGAATAATAAACCTAAACCTAGTAATAATAAATCTACTACTAAGAAAAATGTAGTTATTGCCAATTCAATTAAACCATCAATCATACCACCAAAATCTCCTGTAAATGCTGAATATATAATTTTCCATAATGCCATAAACCAATCTATTACTCCACTGATAACCCTTCCAAAAGTTTCACCTAAACTAAGGAATGCAAACATTGAGTCTTCTAGCCCCTTAGTTACAGATTTCATACCATCCCAAATCATATTTATGACCTTGAATACTATAAACACGCCAATAATTAACATGAAGAAATACATTAATGCTACTTTCATCTTACTAAATACAAATAGCATATTTGGTAAAACCTTCTTAAACTTGCCTCTTAAATTATCATTTATCCCTGTTAGTTTTTTCGTTATGCCTTGCTCGAATATAGCACCTTTTAAGAATTTACCAAAAACCGCCCCTCTTTCTGCTAAGAAATCTCCTCTGGCTTTTTGGTCACCGAAAACACCTTGTTTTTTTATCCCTTTTAATATTCCTTTTGTATGTTCTATTAAACCCTTTCCGCCTTCTTTTTTTCTCAATCCAAGACTTGCTCCAACGATTCCCATTTTACCCCCAAATTCACTAACTGCCTCCATCTTTTCATTAAAGTCCTTAATGTACTCTTCTCTTCCAGAAAGCTTTGCATCTTCACGGCGAACCTTTATTCCCCCTTTAACATAACCTTCCTTATCCTTTTCTTCTTTTGTCCACTTAACTTCTTCTATTTTGTCTCGACCTTTCTTTCCAAACAATTTATCTCTTACACTTTCAGCCTTAGTCAACATTTTTAATTCTAACTTTGCCATTCTTGGACGAAACCATTGTCTAACCTTTCCACCATAAATAGCCTTTTTTTGTCTATCTAACAATTCATCCATTGCTTTTACTTCTAATCTTACTAATTTTATAGCATCCTCTTTTCCAACATTTCGTTTTATTAGTAATTTATATGATAAACTTTCTTTCATTAAATTATCATGGTCACTAGCCTTAAGAAATTTGTTAAGCTTTTGGGCCTTATTAAAATAATCACTTTCAATATCGGCATAGTTTTCCATAGCCTTTGCTGCCCTATCAGTAATTTCGAGCTTTTTCTCTTGAGCAGTTTGATAAATAGACACAACATCAATAACACCACGCATAGCATTTTGAATTGACCATAATCCTGTTCCTGAAAGAAGCCTTGAACCTGCTGTCCATAATTTACTTTGAGACATGGCTTGGAACATTGATTTGTCCATGCCTTTTGTGACTTGAGTGACTTCAAGAATTTGACGTTTAACCTCCATCATGCTATCTTTGAATCGTTGATTTTCAGTAGTAGCATCTAAATAAGTTTCAGTTTGTTCTTTTATTGCTTTAGAATGTTCTTTTTGAGCGGCAGTTGTTTCCTTTTGTACTTTTTCTGACTCTATCATTTTTTGACTCATTAACGTTAATGCAACATTATTTTTCATCATAAATTCATTCATAGTATTTAAAGACTCATTCATCTTATCAAAAGTATTTTTAAATGCTCCCATAATATCACCTAATATTTACTCTTTGCATCATTAAATGACTTATCCATCTCTTCTGCTTTTATCATTTCTACTGCCGCATGAACCGATAATAAATCATTAACCATTTTCGCTGGCATTTTGTAAACTTCTAATGGGCTAATTGCTAAGGCTTTCGCCAAACTATAAACGACAATTAAGGAGGCATCTTGTGGGGTCGCTTTCCCACTTTTAATCGCCACCTTCAGCCTTCGTTTTTTCCTTCATCCCCCTGTAAATCCGAAAACGGATTTGGGAGGACTTCTTTAAGTTGGTTGCCCACATAGGGCGAGAGTCGTAATAAATCAACAGCACTAAGACTTGGCTCAGTTTTGTCAATAAAATTATCAACCATGAATTTATACATGGCATTCAGGTCTAAGTCCATCTCTTGCGTCTTAGCGTTTAATTTTAAAACGCTTGTAGTCGCTTGCTCTACTTGTAACCAAGTAGGCTGATTTACCCAAACTTTAAGATATTCTTCTGAGTCAGGTGATACTCGCACATAATGCAATTCACTTTCACTCGCGGCAAACAGGTTGTTTTTGTCCGTTACTACTTTTTTATTATCTAACATTTTAATCACTTCCACCTACCACGTTACATACATACTGTGGTGGAAAATTAAATTACTCTTTAGGTTCCGTTTTTGGCTCCTCTTTAGTTTCTGTCTTTTTATTGATAGGCTTAGCCTTTTTCTTTTTTTCAGCCTCTTTGAGATTCTTTTCAAATAGAATTCTTTTATCTAATTTACTTACCATAAAAATCACCCTTGTAATACCCAATGGGTTTTAACTGTACAAAGATTTAAATTTCTAGGCATAACAGTCGCTTCGACTGTAATTGGTCCCTTATCATCAGGAATAGTCCAATTACTTGCAGTAATATGATAATCTTCGAACTTCAAAAGAATCTGTTCGGTATTATCTTTATCAAATTGTAAATCAATTGTGGATGTGACGGACGGAACTTCTGCTTCTGTAAATAATTCTTCAAAGAGAGCATCATCAGTTACAAGTGCTGTAAATGATAATTCATAATTTCTTTGTGCGGGTAAACCATATTTAATATCTTTATTTCCAATACCAATAAATCTCTTATCTTGCAGATTATTGTTAATGGTTAAAGATAGATTTGTAATTTTCAAAAATGGAGTCCCAAAAATACTAAATGAACCCTTTGAAAAGAAGAACGGGTCTAAACATTCCACTTCTGAATTTTCATAATTAAACAGTGATGTGTTAGTTGTTTGACCGCCTCTTGCTTCGTAATTAGTAGTTCGTGCTAATTTATTAACAGCAGCAGTATTTAAATCCATTGTTAATTTTAACTCTTCATTTTCATTAGCGGTCATAGTCATAGTATTAACTCTATTACCTCTAGCAATTCTAACAAAAGTATGAGATTCACTCGCGGCACCTGTTTCAGTAGTTAATGTCGTATCAGGATTTTTTGCAATTGATTGTTCAAGGGCAAAGGAGGGCAATTCAGAAGTTTCTGATTCTGTAAACGTATAAGTAATCGCTTTTTCAACAGCAACAGCAGTTGAAGTTGTTCTTACTACTTTCTCTAATTGACCCGATACATCTGAACCTTGTAGAATTGGTGGCATCAAAGTTTTAGCCTGTGAAATTCCAGAAGTGGCAACAGCGGCTTTATAAAAAATTGGGCCAGTTTCTACATGGGTAGTATTTGTGATTTCTGAACTAAATGTAGAACCACCACCATTATCAATATAAACGTCACCGGCAGTAACACCATAATAACCAGAAGGCATAGTAATATTAGCCAATTCACAGTCAAGTGTTGCACATTTTCCAAAAGCGTAATAAAGCCAAGCACCTGTATGTGCTGCTAAATTAATATTTCCGCCTGAAGCGGTTTTAATACCTTTGTATTGATGAGTAAAATTTCTTGAACCACCAAGTTGTAAATTGAGTTGTTTCATTTCAATATCAACATTGGGGAATGCTGCGGATTCAACAAGACCTAACCAATTATCAGCATTTAATCTTGAAATAGAACCATATTTTGGCCCAGGACAAGGAGCAGCATAACTTCTAACGATAGCAAAATCAGTTTCATCCACTAAAGTCCCTGTTGCGTGAGCAGGTGTAATGGTAAAAGCAGTAGTTGTATTACCAGTAATTGTATGAGTAGAAGCAGGTGTCGCATTTGACACATCTGCATCATATAAATCTAAAGTGCAACCAACATACAAATCAGGCACTAATAACATTCCTGTTTGGAATGCGTTAGATGTTACTAAACTTGTTGTTGTGCTTGATGTATCTAAAGTGATACATAATTCTAATTCTGGTACTAGTGTTAAACTAGCGCCACTTCCCAGAAAAATTTCGTTATTTACTACCATTTTAATTCACCCTTTTAGTTTACATACATACTAAGGTATGGACACCGCAAACTTCTTCATATCTGCGGTTAATTTATATCCAAAGAGTCTTTTGTTCCTATCATTTGATTCGGTTCTATTACCAACAAAAATTTGATGAAACTTAGTTGATTCACCATCAGATAAAGTGACAGTTACACCCTTACGGTTATGTTCTAACCGATGGCGTAAGACTTTATAGAGGTTTTCCAATCTATCGCGGGCAAAGTTTGCGTCGGATGCTCCACGTTCATCTTGAAGAGTTCTTATACTGATTGACATATTATATTGTTCATTACGAACATCCCATGAAATAGTAGGATATTCAATTGTTTGTCCACTTTCATATACAATAATAATGTCACCAGAGGATAAATCATACCTCATGGCTTTATTCTTATTCATATTTCTAATATCTACTACTGTCGGTGTTCCAACTAAAGTTGCCCAAGATGCTCCTAATACAGTTTCTGCTGATTTAGACCAACTATTAACTGAAGAATAGGCAACACCATCAATAGTAGATACTGTTGCCCCATCATCAGAATAATCTGTGGGGTTAATTAATGCTACTAAAAATGTTGTTTCGTCCATATTATCACTCAAACATTTTAATTAATTCTTTATTATGAGCATCTTCAATTTCCTTTTCAATATTTCTAAAGAACTCTGCTTCTACTCTTTCTGAAATTAACCTTTTATCCGAAATAGCAAAACCTGGAAAATAATCTGCAATGACTTGTTCTCTTTCTAATTCTAATTTAACTAACTCTTCTAACAAATACCTTCTTTTTTCTAATTTAAGTAGGACTTTATCCATCGCGCCCATATTAATCACTCGATTAAAAATATAGTCTCTCTAGTGAGTTTAAGTAAATCTTCTACTTCTTTCTTTAATAAATCGTATTTCATTTTAATATCAATTTGTGAACCTGATTCTGCAATTAGAACAGTTTGGTCATCATGTCTAAGGATTTCACACGCTACAAGTTTTGTTGCTGCATCTGAAATAATTCCGGGAACTCTAGGATTACCTGCAATATACGTAATCCTAATAGAATTCTTTTCCATATATGGAAATTTAGTTCTGAAGAAAATCCTTCCTTCATCATCTAATCTCCACCAAGTTCCAAGTCTTTTCATTTGTTCATTATCTGTAAATCCAGATACAGAAAGACCCGTTGAAACATAACTACCACTAGTATCAATAGCAATTGAACAATTAGAACCATCATCTGATAATAACAAAGATGAGATAATAACGGTATTTTCATCTTCACTATCTAATGTAGCATAGAAATATTTAGCCGGATTATCTGATTCTGATTTAGAAGCAACTGCTCCAGTAATCATTGCAGTATTAGTAGGAAACGTTTCATTAATTAAATACACTAATTCTTGAGCGGAAGTTTTTGAACCAAGAGTATTATTAAATTGACTAGATGCAGTTCCACTATCTAATGAAATTACTGTAGAATTAGGTAATGTTAAATTGATTCTATTAGTAGTTCCTCTATTATCTGAACTGAAAGTTACTTTAGCAGTAGCCGAGGCTAAATCAGTCCATGTATTACCTTGCCAAACTTCAATTCTAATCATTTTGCGAATATGTCGATGGTTTAATTGACAAAACCCGACATAATCAGACCACCATGAGGGCCATTTACGAAGAGAACCCCCTGTCGGACTACGGAAATTGTGCATTTCATTAGCGTAAAAGATGGGTCTATAAGACATACCCGTTGTTTCATCAATATAATCTTCCGCATTTTTAATATATTGACCTACTTGAGAATAATCAGGATTGGTTGTTCCAGAAAAAGATGGAATTTGTAGTAAATCTGCAACAAGGTTTTCATTAGTGTAATGCCCTTGTCCAGTAGCATAATTAGGATTAATTGCAGTATAGTCAGAAGGAGAGGATAGTTTAACCATTAAATGCACCCCCAATAGCCTCTTCTAATTTAGCCAATCTAGAAGTAACATGAGTTGCTAAAAATTTCCTTTGTGGATTATATCCTAATGAACGTCTTTTTCGTCTATCCTTTTCTTCTTTCATAGTTAAGGGTTGAGTAGTATCTCTCTTCTTACCAAATCTAAACTTTAATGCCCTTTCACCCTGCGAACCAGATGGATTCATTAATAGTTCTGGGGTTAAAATCCTATTTTGAGTATATAACCAATCAGAAGTAATACTAATATCACGTTCACCTTCTTTTCTAGTAATAATTAATGTTATTTTATAGTCCCCAATAGATGTTAATGACATAGGCATTCCAATTATTTGAAAGTGATGGTATAAAGCATTATTATCCCAATTATATTCTAACCACTTATGAACATTTTCTTTTGTTGGAGAATGGAATAATTCAATAGCATCATTAATAGAAGAACTATCAACATTTAAATTCTTTTTTGCCTTTGATGCTTCAATCCTCTCTGTTTTTTCAGAAACTTGTTCTTCTAAATCCTTTTCACCATATGGATGACGGGCAATAATTTTCTTTCCTAGCCCAGCCGTAAGGAGGGGCAAACTTTTCTTTCCTGCTTTAATATCTTTAATATCTGGTAAATCTTTTGTTTCTCCTGTAACGGTATCATAAATTTCCCAATCCTTTCGTTTAAGAGGAACTTTTCTCCATTCTTTTTTCCCAGAATCAATATCTTTTCTTTTAATTTTTTTTTCTTTCCACTTGGTTTCACCCATTCTTTTCATATGACTGGCAAATGGTGTTCTTGCTCCTTCCAATTTAAATGGCATTCCCTTAGCACTAGGTTTAATGACCTTACTATCGTGTTGAAATGATACTCGTTGTTTTGGAAAAATAGCTCGTAATCTTTTCAAATGAACTTTTTTATCTGTAAGGTTAATATTAAATTTAATGATTAACTTATCTCCACCATGTTTTCCTAATCCTCCACTTTTAGTGATGTCAATTGAGCCTTTATCATACCCATGTTTTAACTCTTCATTAGTTAAATTAACGGGGTCATCCTCATCAAAAACTCTATCTTGAAGGGGCTTTAATTTTGGTTTTCCATACGTAAATAATGGTTGAAAAAAATCTTCATGACTAACCTCCTCTGCAATATCTTTAACCTTCCAATTAGTATCATCTACATCCAAATATAATCTACTAACCAAATCTTTATCTTTACTCCCATCAATAATTTTATGTTCACCAATATATTTTTCAACGGCATCAAGTAAATCCATATCAAGAATGGACTCTTTAGCCTTATTAACCCTTTCAAGCCAATCGTCTTGTTTATTGGGTTCAGTCGGAGGTTCCGACCATTTTTCCTCTTCGTCTGCACTAGGAGGATAAGCCCGAATAGTCCGGTCTTTAATATTTTTTAACTGTTTAGGAATTATGTCTAATTCATCTACTTGTTTTAAATTAAATAAATATAGACCAATTGCCTGTTTAAGTTCAGAAATAGTAACTTCTTGGAGAATCCTTTTATTCCTATCGAATTTATCCCCATCAATTTGAAACCAATGGTATCGAAAAGACATTCATTTTAACCCCCAAATCAGACTAGCCATTTAGCCCATGCTGCTGCTTTGGATAATGTTTGCCCTAATCCTAAACCACCTTGAGGCGGCGTATATGACATTTGTCCCGTTTGGGGGTCAATCCAATATGGATTATTCATTTGGTCGTAACCATTTGGAGGAACCGGATAACCGCTTTGCATACCCTGATTGATTCCCATAGCAGCCCCTGAAGCGCCTCCAACGGTCGCACCCATGCCGACCCCTACCGGGGCTGAATGCGGCCCTCCTGTGGTTTGTGGACTAAAGCCTTGACTCTCTAAATACTGTTGTTTAGCCATTTTGCGCTGAACGATAACTTCGCTATTAACAGCAGAAGCTAATAAAGTCTGAATGTCTAATTGGATATTTTCTTGTGTGATAGAATTATATTCCGATAAACACTTTTCTTGCAAGGTTATATGATTAGTAGTTGGATTTAATACAAATTCTAATTTAGAAAGCATTTGTGAAATAACACGTTGTAACACATCCTCAAATATTTTTTCAAATGAAACCATAAACTCTTCGCCATGATACTGGAAGAATTCTTCCACATGGTTTTCTTGAAGAGTCAATAAATTATTTATATTTTTAAAGCTTTGATTCTGGGAATCAGCTAATGCAGAATTCAATGTACTGTTTCTAACCATTTTCATTTACCTCCAATAAAGGAATAATTTGTTGTATCTGTAATAACTTACCTTGAACTTCTAACATGATTCTAGTATATTGTTGATAAGGCATTTCTTTAGTTCCTTTAGGCGGCTCAATAGTCCATCCGGCAGATATTAAAGTGATTACTTCTGTTGCGGTTAAATCGGTTAATGGTCCTCTAGAAACCATATTTGGAAAGCGTGGCTTAGGAATGTATTTTTTAAATTCTAACCCATGATTATTTGCAAGAATCTGTTGTTCTAATGTTTCCATTTGAATAAACATTGATGCGTGTTTAGGACAATAATTACCTTTTAATGGTCTGCCCTTATATACTTCTGATAAAGGAATTGGTGGTCGCATTGTATCTGAAGCATCCCATTCATGATATGCACCACATACTATACAACGACATTTAACATTAAATTTAGCTCCATATTTAAAAATGAACCTTTTCTTTTCCGGATAAAGAACCTTTCTAATTTCCTTTAATTGTTTCTTTTCTTTTGAACTCTTATATTCATAAGAAGTAATAGGACCGGGCATTCTAGCCACTTGAAGTGTAGTAAACCCCATTGTTGAATTAGGGCCATTTAAATTAAGTAAACCGGGTGGGGAAAAAGATATGCTCATTTTAATCACCTTAATAATCATCACACATTGTCATTACTCCCCGGTATACCATCTCCGGGTCTGATTTGGCTGAAACGACGTATTTGAAACAGGGGATTCCTTTTTCATTGAGCCGTTGCATACCGTATGCGAATGGTTCAAAAATTGGGTGGTTAGACATATTGTCGAGTTCAAATCCATTCCCCCATAAATCAAATTTATTTGCCCATAATCCTACTGCTATTGGGTAATCTTTATCCTTTTTTCTTTTTCTTTTGTTACCATCTCGCCAATATGAATCACAAATTAAATCTATTAAATATTGCCAAGCTAATTGATTTTGCATATTTACATTACTAGTTAGATGCCGATTATCTATCATAAATATTATATATCTTGGTTGTCTTTTCCTCATATCCCTTTTCCATAATTCCCAGTATTTAGATTCTCCGCCAACATCTGCTACTTTAACTGTGTGTATATCTTTATCAATCTTAATTAATTTTCTAGTGGGGCGTTCTAATCCAACTGTTCTCTTTTTAATTTCAGGGACTTCGCCTCTAGTTTGTAATTGTCTATGAAGTGTAGTTTTTCCTACTTCTGATGCACCATATATTCCAAAATTAATTGCATGGACTCTTTTCCAAAATGCTCCTAATGCTTCAATAAATACAATAGCGAAACCTGCGACGACTGACACATATAATCACCTAATTAGGGTATAAAAATAAAGCTCTTTCTTACTTCTCTCATAATTTCAACTCCAAATTCTTGATAACCAATTCCAACTTACTCCAAAAAAATTAATTCCAAATACTCCACAAATATTACCTATAAGAAGTGATGCAACAACGGCTGTAATACCATACATCCACGCTCTAATTTTAAGAAATACAATATCAGCAGAATGTGCTCTTGTCATATCATATGCAACAGATGTTTCATCCAATCCAAACAAGTCTAATAGCAAATTAATTCCTCAGTATTATGGCTCGATTCCATCGAGAAAAACACTTGGAACTTCATTGTCATTATACGGTTTAGTATATGGACTCATATTCATCTGTCTCATAGAATCAACAATTTTACTTTTCTGCTGTTCTTCCCTTTTTCTCTTTTCCCAATACATATGGATTTTTCTATCGAGAAGCCATAATTCCATACGGTCATTCATTATTAAGTCGAACACTGCTTTAATACCCATAACAAATCCAATGGTAATTAAAGAGAATAGTGCTGCATGGCTTAATGCTGACCACGGTAACTCTGCTCCATAGTTTGCATAAAAATAAATATTCATTCCACTAACTGCACCAACGAATAATATCGCCATAACTAATCTAGTATCTTTATTTATTGCCGCCATTTAAATCACCTTAAGCATACTCAACCGTGAGATTAGGGGTTCCAGATGTAACATCAACATATAACCCATTATCGCAAATAACTGCATGCATATCATATTCTATATTTGTCCCTGTAAAGGCTGTTGCTGCTTGGTCGCCACCAGAAGTATCATCTATTATGACGCTTCTTTGACCGGGAATTAATAATTTTGCAACAATTTTACCACTTGCAGCAGTATTATCGTAAACTATAATTGTAGTTGCATCCGAAGCGTGTGCATTATACGCATGAATACTAACCAATTTACATCTTCCTGAAAAAACCTTTGTATCAGCGGTAATTAAACCACTACTTCTGCAACCTGCATGACTCATTTTTTAATCACCTATTAATGGAGGCCTCTCCCCCTGAAGGGGGAAGAGAGAGAGGCACATATTAACCTGACGAAATCATTCGGATTCATCGGCTGAATCAGCCTCATCCGAAGTTTCGGCTGTAACCACCTTTCTATTTAATGTGGGTGTTACTGTATTGACTACTGCCTTTGTTTTTTGAACAAAGGTGCTAGGTGCTTTTTCAGGAGAAATGGTAGAAATAACCTCTTCTCTAGAATCCAAACCTAATAGTCTTTGTGCTAATGCTAATTTTTTATCACTAAGACCTTCTACTTCTTCCTCAGAAAGAATAACATCGAATTGGGATGAACCCAAATAAGATACGACATTATCAGCAGATAATTCAGCAGATTCACCACGACGCAATTGCCCACATTTTAACGTTTGGACATATTTTTGAGGGTTATCCTCTCTTAGTCGTAATTGTGCCATTTAATCGCCTCAGATTAAGCCCCAAACACGAAGTCTAAATGCTACATCATCAAAGTTATGTCCATTAGTATATTCAGCACAGTCGCCATCATTATCATAACAGAATATTTTAATGCTACTATTACTTGTATAATCACCAGTTAAAACATCTGTTACTTCTATGAAAGCACCTGTTTTACCGTCATTAGATGCTGTTGATTGACCCGTTAGACAGGCGGCGGTAATTCTTGCTAATCCTACATCAGAAGCATTAATTACATCTGCATCGTGATAAACAGTCATCTTCACTATACAGTCCACCATATATTCATCACCAACCACGCGAGGTCGTGAAACCCCGCGATGGTCGGGTATTATTGTAATAAATTGTAGTGTCATTTTAAATCAACTCACTGAAGATTTGTTAACTTGCCTTGTCCCTTAAAGAAAGTGCAGCCAGTTTCGCCCATTGTTCGGAACATGGCCTTGTTTCCAAGTGCGCCAACACCAAACGGGTTTCCAGAATTGATACCATCCTCGAAGTATTGAGTCGGTTTCATCACAGCCAACCATAAATGGTCAGTATCTAAGAACAGCATATCACTCACTTGAGTTGTTGCTTCTCCAGAATTAGGCATATCCTTGCAAGGAATCAACGGAATGTCGAAATACGTAGCAACACGGAAACCGACTTCTCGACCCTTAATACCACGAACACCTTGATGCGAAGGAATAATCTCTTTTCGCTCCATAAAGCGTTCCTGCGCTTGGAGTAAATCAGCAATCGCTTGAATCGTATCATAGCCACTTAAGATAACTTTGGGCGTTCCACCATTCGTGCGTAGGTTCTGCAAAGTAGTGTTAATTAGCGTTAAAGTAAGCGAACGAACATCTGCCGCAGCATAACCATCACCGTAATTCACATACGAATCCATAAAAGACGTATTGTATGCGTTTGCAACTAAATCACGACTGTTGTTTCCATACAAATAACTGTATTGGTCAATTAATCCACCAGTCGAAGACGTTGAAGCCATACTTCCGTGCATTCCTGCATCAACCATAGCCTCTAATTCTTGGCTACTTGCAACAATTTTATTCAAAGATGTGTAATTGAGTTCAATGTCTGCATATGATGTGTGGTCATAGTTTTCAAGGGGCATAACCAGCATTTTGGACTGAACCTCAGCGTGGAATTTACCCATATCTTCACGAACGATGTTACGAATATCACCGATACCATCATCAATTTTAGCCATTTCTGCTGCTACTTCGGAGTAACCGAACATATGTGCAACAGTTTTAGGACTCATGAATAAGGTCGCATATTCAGGTGCAAGTTCTGAAAGACCAACAGTATTTAAAGAATGATTTTCTTTTACACCGCCAAGAGTATCTGCTGAAGGTGCGCTCATATCTGCTGTTGGAGTTGCTGACATATCAGTTGTTCCAATTGCAAAAGCCGCCGCACTTCCACCCATAGGTCTGTCAATCATTACTCGCCAACCACTAGAAGAATACGGACGCTTTGGAAGAATCGAAAGAGGATTAATCTCTTGATTCAGCATACTCCAAACTTTCTGACCATAAATTACGTTATATAAGTTAGATAAGTTAGATGCCGCTGTGCCTACAAACGCATTTGTTGCATTTGTGTCGTGAGCCGTGTGTAAGCCTAGTAAAGACCCACCGCTTTTCAGAATGTCATTCGTGCCGCCAAAAGTGCCGTATGTTGCGGCTTCAAGGTCAGCAATTGTGTTAATGTATTTTACCATTTTAATCACCATTTATTGTTTCCAGCGTATTCAGCGGAAATTGCGCTCCAGACGAGACATAGCAAGATGGATTTCATTCCAATCCATCTTTGCGATTTCATCATAAGAAGGAACATCTAACGCATCAACGGCCTCTTGCCGCTTGATGATTACATTCTCCTTATCGTTCTTGAGTGTGTCAATGAGTTCACTAAATTGCTTCTTGAGTTCATTGACTTCTGTTCGGGGGTCGTATTCAGCCTTAGCAATTGCTTCTGCCTTGTTAGCAACCTCACTATTGAATCTTTGTTGGAATCCAGACTTAATATCTTCATAAGCCATCTTTTCCATTTGTTCCGCCTTGAATTCAGCATATGCCTTTTCAAGGTTTTCTGCACTTAAATCTAAAGTGGGCGTATCGCCACCATAAAGAGACTTCTTTGCTTCAGTCCCAGAAACAACTGCAATCTGTCCATGCTTGTTCGAGGGGTTTCCACCAGAAACAATTTCTAAACCAGCCTCATCTTCTAATGGCGCTCCATACGGAACATCAGTTTTGCTCTTTTGTGCTAATTCAAGGTCATCGCCTTCATCAACTACTTCTTCTTCACCATGCGCCGATTCTAAATCATCGGGTAATGGTGCTTCTTCTTCAGATTCTTCGGTATCTAAGTATTCACCTGTCATGTTTTGTTCACCATCCACTAACTCTAGGTCGGTTGGTTCTTCTACGGAACGCGGATTTGCTTCCTTAGAAATGTTTTCTCCTTTAATTTCTTTAAGGAGACTATTCAGTTCTTCTAATGCCTTTGTAACTTCAGTCATTTCATCACCATTATCTTGTTTTAAAATATCAAATTTTGCTTCAGGGTTAATTCCTTTTTCACAAATTGTAACTTCATGTAATTCCAATTTACTAATTTCGTTATAATCCCCTAATTCTTTATTCTGCTTCTTTCTTTTTTCTAACGCTTGACCGCCAATACTAAAAGAACGAAGAGTACCTTTTCTTATATCTCGACTAACTTCCTTAGCCTTTTCAATATCATCTCTTAATTTAATTACTACAAAAAACCCAACATCATCAACGCTGCTTTTCCATAATCTCCCAGAAACATCTCTATATTCTTTAACTACTTCTCCAACTTGAACATTTGAATGATTTGTCATCACGTTGCTAAACTTTGGAGTAGTCATGAATTTTTTTACAGCATCTCCTAATGCGTCTAAGGTAATTAAATCGTTTTGTTTATCAACAATTTCAATAGAAGCATATCCACCAATATATAACTCATCTGATTTTAATATCTGAAAATCATGCGAAATACTGGGTTTAATCGAAGGACTAAACTGTATGGCGGCGCTCGTCACAATAACACAACCTGATTCTAGTATATGAAGCGAAGCCTATTCAAGCGTGGTGAAGGACAAATCTTTATTCTCATCTTCCCTAACATCCCATATACCATCATCTGTGGACGATTCAACAGGTTCTTCAACAAAACTTGAAAATGCTAACCATTGTTTCTGTCCCTTTAAAGGAATAACCCGTAAATGTAACTTAGTATCAAATTTCTCTCCCTTAAGGAAATATTCGTGATAACCATGTCTCTGCACTCCCAATTCAATAGACCCCTTATCAATTAGTTTTTCCTTAGAAACGGTCTCTTGGACTCTTGCTGGATATTTACCCGCTTTACCAAATAAATCAAACACATTATCAATCGAATCAATTTGTATTTCCCAGCCTATTTGTTCTTTATTTAAAAGAAAACTTAAATCCAAATTACCATCTTTTCTAAGGTATAATTTAAAATCACCCTTTCTATATTCTTCGGGAGTTTTATACCCTTTAACAATAGTCATAGGATTCGTTTCAAACCCTTCTTCTAATATTTCTTCATCATCCAAAGTCGTAAAATTAGTATTACTTAAAGGAATAATATCATTAAATTTATTTTTCATATCTTCTGCTAATTTTTTAGGGTTATCGTTCCAAACCTCTTTAAATAATCTTTTAAAATCCTTATCTCTAAGACCATTTTCTATAATATCTTCCAATTCCATTTCATTATCATTTTCTCTAATTAGTTTTATTATTATTGCCCTCATATGGCCGGTCTTTGCTTTTAATAATTCAACAATTTCTTCTTTAACAACATCTAAATCCACAAGAGCATTTTTAGCCATTAAATTATTATTTTTAAAACCATAAATGGTAAATCCATCCATATCATATTTAAGAATAATTTCAGTTTCTCCATGAATATCATCAGTAATAGAAATGCCCTTCTCCAAAGCCCTTGCCTTGTAAGATTTAGTATCACCATCAGTATTGGCTAACAACTCCAAAGTTATTAATTTATCAGGAGTCTCTACTTCAGGAATTTCAATCACTTTAGCTGAATAAACTCTAAATTGTCCCTTACTATTCTTCTTCACTTCATCAACCTTCACACGAATAATTTTACCAATCTCAACATTAATTTTAGTATTTAATGCTTTACCAACATTTAAATAATACCTATCATTAACCTTCTCAGATTGAAGTTTCCTTGCTTCTGCTGGTAATATAGGTCCAGCCCCTAAAGTGTAAGAATTTAAATTAGATTTGGTCGTTTTCTTATCCAATACTATCAAATCTAAATCAACAAATTTCTTCCATTTAATCCATTTTGGGTTCTTTTTTGCTCCTTTAATATATGTAGAAGTAAGGTCTTTAATAACTACTCCTTCAGCAGTTGGAATCTTCATTATCTCTTTAGCATATTTATTAATATCAGACAAACTATCAGCAATTCTAGTGTCCTTTTTAGAAGGGAACTGTAATTTTTCATCAGAATGAATAGAGTAATTTTGGAAAAGAATATTAATCCTATCTTGAAGAGGAGAATCAGTTAAATCTCTATCATTATGACGCATAATATCAAACACATGACATTTCAATACACCATCTGATTTTTTCCCCTTAAAAATTTTAGCCACGACTTGTGCTCTATGTAAGGGTTTATCATTTTCAAACAACATTAGTTCCCCATCAAGAATACATTCACCAAATTTCTTTTCTTTAAGAATTTTAACCTGTTCTGAACATCTATCAGTAATATCATTACCATTAAATGAATAAATCGAAACCTTATTATCAATTTTATGTAATTGTATCCTCATTCCATCGTATTTTTCCTGAACAAGCCAATCTCCTGTAAATCCTTTAAGTTCATTAATATCATCTACATCGAAGATTCTATACATTGGCTTATTTGGGACAAGGAAGTGAATATCGTCCTTTTCCTTGTCGGCCTTCTCAATATCAAGACCGAGTAATTCCTCCCACTCGGATTTGGAATAAAATTTTAGATACAAAGCCTTTAATAAGGACATAGCACCCTTAACTTTGGCTTTAACCTCTTGTGTATTTTTCTCATCCCCATAATGCTCCATAATGTAGGGGGTGATGGTCTTCTCATGTAGGTCTAGGCCGTCATACCCGTCAGTAATTTGGTCGCCTTTGGGGAGATATTCCGACCAAAATTCAATTGGAAGGGCGTTTCGGTCATCTCTAATCGCCCAATGGATAAATAGAGCAAGATGTGCTTTATTTTCTAATAGTCTTTCTAGAACTTGTTCCTTGAATTCTTTAGAAAATGGGTCTTTAACATAATCACTATCATATCTAAGAGTTTTAATGGCATTATAGATAGTCTGAGCTAATGTTGATTCAGGATTATTTGCTTCAGAAGATTCTAAATCCTTTTCATCTAATACTCGTTTTAATTGTCTAGAAAGGTCATCAATATCTGAATAAATATTTTTCAATTTATCAATAGACTTTTGCCAATCCTTAGCATAATCTTTTGGTTGCTGTCTAGCAGTAAGATAGGATGCCCTAATCTCTTCAAAAAGGCGCTGAATACGCCTAGAAAGAGGATTTTTCTCTTTCTTAAATCGGAGACCACTTAAAGGCATTTATATCACTTAAAAACCAGAAGATAACATTAGTAAAACATGTCTAATAGATTCGGGATTAGGACTAGAATTACTAATTTCTAATTTTAATAATTTGTGAATTAGTGCTTCTTTTTCATTTTTAGGACCCTGTTCTAATACAGTATATGCTTCAACAACTAATTCATCTAACTCTTTACTAAATTTCTTTAAATCATCTAATTGTGCCTGAAGTGATTCAGTAGTAATAGATTTAACTGTCCCGTCTGTAACATAAATATTTTCCGGAACACCTTTACTTCCATCCATAGGAGTAGTCCGACTCAATGTTTTGTATTCCTTTACTTTCTCAGCCTTTGGTCTAACGAGTTTAACATCTTCTCCACCAGCAGGGTCACAATTATGTTCTTCTGTTGCCGATTCCAATTGAAGTTCACTTTCATCATCAGCACTATGAAGATTATTCATCGTGTCAACTTGAACCTCTTTTAATTTTTTCAAGATTGCATCAATATTCATATTGTTCCGCCCCCTAATTTAGTAACAAGAGTATTAATCTCATCCCAACTCATCTTAGCAATAGTGTTAGAATCAGGAACAACTCCATCTACCGCAACCATTTGTGGTGTTGGGCTATCAACCTTTACAAAACCAGATTTCATTAAAATGTTTTCGCTATTATACACAGTATCTTCTAGTTTTTGGATTTTATCCACTAATAATTTCAGCACTTCTAGCGTTTCGTCCTTTGTTTCTTCGCTCATTTCTTTCTCAACCCCTTACTCTTAGGATAAATAATCTCACGAAGTTCTCTATACATTTCTTCGTAAGATTTACGTAATTTGGCAGCCAAAGCAACAACATCTACATTTTGCTCAGAAATACTTTTAACTTTCTTTTGCATTTTTTTGTCAGCTTTAACTAAATCTAATTTTCTCATAAGGTCAATTAATTCACCCATTCTAGTGAAATCTTGACCAAAATATTCTGAAGGTTCTGCTGCTGATAAAACCTTTTTAAGTTTCTTTTTTTCTTTAACAGACAGACTAGCCAATGCTGGGCTGTCCTCTTTAATTACATCAAACCATGTCATGCTAAATCACCCAATCTATTTTCATAAAATTCTATAACATCATCAACGTCTGTAAATTTTACAAAGCGTTCTTCGTCTTTAAAACCACTTACCCAATATTCTTGTTTAATTGCTAAGAATTTTATTACGCTATATTCTTCATTTTTATGAACACTAATACTAAATGAATCAGGAAGACCTTGAAGTAAAGGTTTAACATATTCAACAGATGCAGTAAATCCTAATTTTTTTAATGCATCTACAATAAAATTAGCAGTTACCCTTACTGAATTCTCATTCTTTAATACACTTTCCCAACTCATTCTTCTTCTTCCCTCCTTTTTCTATCTCTTTCTTTTGATGCTGCATGGTGTCGTTCCGTATCTCTTATTCTATTTTTAGGAGCAACCCATTTCGGGTCTTTAGATTGAACCTCTATTTCTTTTTCTTTTTCTGGTTCCTGTTCATCTATATGCTTTTCTTTATCTTGTCTTTCTTCTTCTGCTAAACGCTCAACCTTATCTTCATAAGATTCTGGAATATATTTATCTCCTTCTTTTTCTTTACGCTCTTCTTCTTCTTGCAGATGACTGAATTCACCCATAAGGTTTGCATTCCCTGCTTCCAATAATTGTTCAATATTCACAGCATCATCATCAACAAATTCATGGTCATCTCCTTCTATATATTCAATCACATTTCCAGCAACATCAACAATTTGTTCATCTAAATGTAATCCCTGACCAATATATTCTTCGTCCGGAAGGTAGTCTCGATAATCAACTTTCTCATCTTTAGCATAAGAAACAGCACCCATTTGCTCAACTCTTCTATCAAATAAATGCGGAAAATCTTCTACATTTGGGTGTTGTCCAGATGCTAAAGCTCTAATTAATCTAGTTCTATTAGAATCAATCTTTTGTTGAGTTAATATCGTTCTAAACTTCTTCCTTTTCTGACGCTCCTTATCCATAAAAAGATTATATTCAGGTAACATTATATTAACAAGCCTTTTTAAGTCGTCTTCATCATATTTCTTTCCAGCCTTAACAACTCGTACTAAAGACGTAATTCTTAAATCTAATTCCTCTTTCTTTTCTGTAGAAAAATTAGTCCTTCTTCTAGTTTTAGTAGTGGGTTTATAGAAAGGGTCCTCTTTTAATGCTAACTCTTGAAATCTTTTTAAATCTTTATTAGCAATTTTATTAAAATTCTTTTCTATCTTTTTAGATAACTCGTTAATCATTTTAGTAAGTTCTTTTTTAATTGGTTCCCATGAAGGAATGTTTTCTTTTACTTCTCCCCATACGCGCTTAATCGCTTCATAGTTTATTAATAATTCAATATACTCATCATCAGTTGGATTATCTTTATCCATATCTTTTATTGTATCAGAAATCGCATCTAATAATCTTCTAGCATCTTGTTCAGGTAAACTTTTATATTCATCACCTTCTAATTCTTCTTGCATAGTTAATGCGTCGTCATGAAAATCTAAAAGTGTTTCTAACATTAATTCTTGCTCATCTGTTAATTCTGGTTTCTCAACTTGTTTTTCACCAGTATCTAATTTTTTTCTAATCCTTTTAATAATATATCTAGCACTAACCACTAAATCTGCATTTAAATCTCCTTCTTTTAATGCTTTAATAAAGATTTTTAATAATATATTGAGATTTTTCCTAAAAATAGTATGATGTTCCGGGCGGGTTTTCCCATCTTCTTCATATGAAATGCCAAAATCGCTTTTACCAGATACTGACTGTTCATCAAACATTTCTAATTGTTCTGAAGTAAGGTTTGAAAAAAAGGATTGTAATTTTTGTAATAATTCTATCCCATCATTATCACCGGGAACTCTTAATAAATAAGATAATTCTTCATCATACGCTTCCCAGTTTTTCAAATTTCCTGATTTACCTGTTCCTAGTCGACCAGATTTAGGCATATCTTTCATATAATTAGGGTGAGCATTTTTAACCTCTCTAACAAACTCTTTAAATTTAATAGTGTAATCATCAAGGAATGGTTTTAAATCCGCAGTTAAAGTGAATGCTTTAACATCATCAATAAACTTCTGCTTTCTAGCTTTTAATCTAATCATCTCTTCATAAGATACTGGAATATATTCTTTCCCTTCTTTTATTTCACGCTCTTCTTCTGCTTCCCTATGTTGTTTTCTTTCTTTTGTTTCTACGATTTCAGGTTTAGGTGTCTTCTCTTTCTCTTCTACTGGCCCACCTAATTCTTTTTTAGTTTTAGTTATCCTATCTTTAATTTGTTTGATTTGTATATCTAACTTATCATTGATTCTAGCATTTTTATTATATCTAGCTCTTATATTCTTTACAAGACTTTCTATTGGTAAGATGTCTCCAACTTTCTTATGTTGTTCTCTTGCTTCTTTAATTTCACGTTCTAACTCTCTTGCATCAGCATTTAAATATAATGTTTCTAATTTATTTAACTTTCCTGTTAATATCTTAAGGCCTGTTTTTAACAAACTATTTTTAATTTTAGGATTATTCCTTTCTTCATAACTATGCCCCATTAATTTAGTGTAATGGTTTTTTAATTCAACAAAATCTTCCTTAAAGAATTGTAATTGTTCTTTCATATCATTGATTAATAAAGCGTGTTCTTTTTGTTCTTCTTTCCACCAAGAAGTAATCTGTTTTCTTTTTTCTTTTTTCTCAGAAGCAGATAATTTTTTACCCTTACCTGCTCTTCTTTTTAAATTCGTAATATGTCTTAAAAGCCCCTTATCATCTGGCTCATCAGTAGCGATAATTTTTTGATTTATTAACGATTCTAGTAAATCCTTTTTTTCCTCAGATTTAGGACCAAGTAATATTTTTAAGTTTTTAGTAGGAATATCTTCGGATTCTTCAATACGCGCTATCATATTTTTATAACCCTTAGCCTGTCTTGCAAACTGCTCTTTTCCCAATTCAATATCTTCTGGAATATCTTTAATCATAGATACTGTTTCTTTCATAGCCTCCTTCCAATATTCTCCACCTAATTCTTCTAAACCTTCTTCTCTAGCAGCCTCGACACCTTTTATTAATTCGCCCATAAACACTTTGGTTAAAGTATAAGGGTCGCGTTTACCAATTAGGTGGGCTTTGAGTAAGGTCATTAAAGAATTCACCACTTATTTTCTGTCCTTTTTTGTTTCTTAGGAAGATGCACTACATAATCAATATCATTTGAAGATGTTCTTTCATTATTATGATTTTTCTTATCTGGTAATTGCATAGGAGTAAGGTTTCTATCAATTGGTTTTTTCTGTTCTGCTAAACTCAGCATCTTTTCAGTCTCTTGAAGTTCTCTTCTAATCTTTGCTACTTCTTTTCTATTTGTCATTATCTTACCTCCGGAATATTTTTCTTACGAATCATACGTCTAATCTTACCAAGAAGGCGCTTTTGTTCTCTAGGTTCCTCTCTAGCCCTTGTTGCTAAAAGTGTAACCGCATCAGCCAACTCCCCATATTGCCCTCTAGATTCTCTCATAAGTCTAGCACGAACTTCTTTAATGTTTGCTCTAGTATCATCACCAGTAGAAACATCTTCGTCTATTGGTTCTCTTCTAGGTTCAGCAGTTTTACGAGAAGATGGAGAAATAGTTTTTCTACCAAATGTAGGCCTACCTTGCATTTCTTCCGGCATTCCTTTCGGATGCTCCGCAATTTTAGGACCAACATCCAAAGTGGTTTGTCCGGGGTTTTTTCTAGCAATATTCGCTGCACGTCTAATTCGACGAGTCTGCTCTATTTTAGATTCTTTTAGTATTTTAAACCAAGTCATTTAATCACCTCGTTTCTGTGCGTTTATCAACATTTTGATTACCTGCCTCTTTAGGCAAGCCTGTGGCTCTCTTATCAGGCCCTACGCTCATTGAGGGTTTATTCCTTGTGGCTCCGGCGTCCACCTTCGGAGTATCTTTTCCTCCCTGCATCATTTGTTCCTGCATTTGCCCCATTTGACTAGAATCTATATTAGTTCCAGCATACGGGTCAGTTTCGACTTTACCTCCTTTTTCGCCAGAAGGTGCCTGTTGTGGCTCAGGCGGTTCCTTCTTAAACGTAAACTCACCTTCTTCATTCATATCCACCACAAACCCAAGATTCTTAATTGACGCAGCAATGTTAACTTCAATTTCTCTCTTCCGCATTACTGCAATTTCATCTTCTTCTTCGGAAGGCGGTAATACTAATCGCCAATCTGTAATCCCGAATTCTTTAACCACCCATGGAAATACATAATGGTTATAAACGTTCTGAGCCATTTCAACTGCACGGTTAGTAACAAGGATTTGCATACCCTCATTATTTAATCCACCGCTAGCCGAATTATCCGCCATAAAGATTTTACTCACACCATAGAATGCAGAAATTCTATCTCGAAGGTCTTCCTTAACAGCAACATATTCCATTTCTTTAAGCGAATCCATAAATTTAATCCACTCAATAGACCCCTTACCATTTTCTGCTTCAATACCCATAACTGGAATAAAATGTTGGTCTTCTTCCATTTTTTCTTTAACTGCTCTCCAAAAAGTTCGCATTGATTCAATATTACGAGTTTGAACAGCAAGCAATCCTTTAGGCATACGGCTCTTTGTATAAGAAGTGTTCACATAATTCTCCATAGCAATAAGAGTAGTAATATGATTAAATAATGTAATAATAGGAGAAGAACCATACATTCTACCCGGTGAATACTTGCTAAAATGTAATACTTCTCCTTCAATAAAATATTGGTCTTCACCATGAACGCGATTTACATAATGAACCGGATAAAGAGTCTCATTTGTTTCTGGATGACACTCAAAAGCATTTTCTGCAAGATACTCTCTATCATTAAGTGCAGTAAACCCTTTAGTTCCACGTTCACCAACTTCATCAGAATAAATAGCCATAGTAACCGGGTCTGCCCTATAAATTTCTTTGACTTTGTGAAGTTTAATATCACCATTACCATCTAAATAATACTCTTTAACAAGAACAACATAAGCATCATCAACAATATTTAAATCATCTTCTAACTCTTTAAATACATCAATTAACATTTGATTAGATTTATTAACATAACCATCAAACATATTTTTTGCGTATTTTAATTGATTTTGATTAGGCTTTCTTAAATTAATAGAACCACATTCAGAACACTCTTCAACAGGAGCCTCATGTTCTTTATCACAATCTAAACATTTCTGTGCAAACTTTTTTCGCCATTCATATCCCCGTCGGAATACTTCATTTTTTAATTGTGTAATACACGTTCTAGTAATTACCGAATTATGAGCCAAATTAAATAATAACGGGGTAGTCATTAAATAATTTGCCTCTCTTTCCTGAATACCTAAGTTAAACACCTTTCGGTCAGCAGGTTTAGGAGTGCTTCTCCTTAAGAAATTTCTAATAGACCACTTTCTCTTTACCATAATTATACCTCAATAAGGCTTATTCCATTTTTTAGCTTCTTCTAATTTACAACTAAAACATTTATCGGCTAATGTATTTTTCCGTTTTGGGCAAAATCTACATCTATATTTTAACGGTACTTTAAGTTTAATGCTAATAATAATTCTAGATAATCTTCTTCCCATCACTCCTCACCTTGAGATGTTTTAGAGATACTGTCTAAATCATCCATAAGACTAATTTTACAATTATTATGTAATTTAGCAACGGTTTCAAAATCAATACCATATTGTGAGAAGTCATAATTAACATGGTCTTTGTGATTTTCATATTTCATTAACTTGAAAATTTCTTCACATCGACTTTTATACCAATCAGCCTTTTTATAGCCCTTTTTCATACGAATCAATTCAAGAAGTAAATCAGCATTTGCACCTTTCATTCTAAAATGTGGACGACACTTAGTTAGTAATTCAGTAACATCTGATTGAGAATAAAAATTTAATCTATTAACTGGTCTAGTACCTTGAGGAGATTTTTGGTCAAGATGTAATTTACCAATTCCCAATGCTTTTTGAATCTCAATCATAAAGGCTTTACCTCTATCCCCAGTAGCAACTAATCCTACTCTTGGATTATGACTTTTATCCACAGTAATATAGCCATCAGAGTCAATAAACGCGGCAGTATAAGAATACAAGTCCTTTTTAATCTCATCGGGCAATTTATAGTTGGCTCCCTCAATAGAAGTAATCCCAATCTTTTTAATTTGCTTAGATATGGTTTGTGGCGAACACAGTTTATATAATTTATTTGACATTTTTTCATGAATTTGCCTAGAAGAAATCCCCGGTGAATCACAAACAGCCTTAATAATAAATTCTGAGATTTGTTTATTGAGATTTTTTCTAACGGATTGATGAGGTATCTCTTTTAAGAAAGAACGAAATTCCTTTTTCGAAGAAGACATTTGTTTAGATAATCTAGAATATTCTTTAGAATAAGCAGTGCCTTTAATATCTAAATCCGCCTCCCAAAATTTACAAAGAATATCAACCATTCTACTTCTATCTGAATAATCTTTCAAAGAATTAATTTTCTTTAAATCCATCTCATTATACTTCATTTTCTTAAGAGGAGATTGATATTTATCTAACCAATAAATAGATTTAATACAATCATTTAAATGAGATGAATAGGAATTAATTAAATTTTCAATACCCTTAGTTAATTTAATTTTATTATCCCCTTTAACGGTCCTACGATATTTTCGTAAATCTTTAACTAATGTGGAAATATTTTGATTATCACAAGTACAATCTTCAGGATAATCATCTAATTTCTTTTTAACTCTAGATAAATTAATATTAAATTGCTTAGCCATATTAATGGATAATTCATATTCATCACATAAAGGCTGCTTTCTAATCCATTTAACTAAATCTGCCTCTTCAAGAATTAACTCACGCTCTTCCTCAATAGGCTCTAATTCATCTGCGGCTGCACGAAGTTTACTAGAAGTTAAGACCAAGAACACCACCTCCTATTACATTAACTGAATTTTCTTTAGAATCAAATAAATCCAAATCATCTAGCAATATGAAATGGTCAAGCGATTGGTGAGTTGCAGCGTTTGCTAGAGCAAGCCCCATAACTAAATCGTCGTGAGCGCCGACCCCTTCAAACCTACCGCTGTCGGTGATAGCAAACATTGATAATTCATCTAAAATGGTATCTGTAACACGTCTGCTCTCTTCATTACCTCTAGGGAAAATGATTTTATGGTTCTCAATATTCATTTGTAAATTAAGGATGATTTCTTGCTTCTTCTTTCTAGTAGTAGTAAAATCATGAACATTGAGGTCAGTCTCATTCCTTAATTCTTGAGTAAAAGACTTAGCAAAGGTGTTAGTCTCTAAAAATATGGATTCGGGTCTAAATAATTGCCCAATTAATTTAAGTTTATTGATATTTTCACGGAATTCAACATTTTTACTTCTATCCACAAACACAACACGTTTATTTCTATTTTCATCCACTTCTAAAACAAGAATAACATTGTAATCACCATCAGTTGAAATTGCAGGGTCAACACCAACAAAATATTTATACCCCTTTCGTTCACGCATTAATAATATGTCTTTCTTCCCTAATTTTTTACATTCATCTAAATGTTCAGGATTAAATAATGATGTTCCAGTTGAAATAGGAATACACATATATTCCCTTGTGAATTTTAATGAACCCACTTCAGATTTACGTTGCATTAGTGCATCATAACCCCAACGTTCCGGCCAAAGTGGCTCATTTAATTGATTTAAACAGGGATACCTTCTAACAGTATAAGCATCATTCTCCTCCAGTTCTGTAAAAATATCAGTATATGTAAATGGAGTTCCAATCATTCTTAATGATGCAGTATGGTGAAGAGTAGGAATCATATCACCAAAGAACCAATCTGTAACCTTTTTAATTGCAGATAAACTAAATTCCTTTAATGGGTCATCAATAATAATTTCTTGAGGGTGAAGACCACGAATCTGTGAACCAATTGAACGTTCAAGAATAGAGTTACCATTTGTAAGTGTAATATTTCCCACAGCCCAACCGCGACTAGGGCGGAATTGTTTTAATGCGGGTTTATTAAAAAGGCGGTCAATATCTCTCATGTGAACCATAGTCTGTTTATGGTTAGAAGAAATGTATAGCATTTGAAATGGTGGCGGTTGAAATACTAAATTCCATACAGCCCATGAGTGCATGAAGACAGATTTGCCGTGGTCACGACTACAAATAATAACCGTCCTAGTAGTATTATTCATCATTTCTAACCATTCTTCATGGAATGATGTAAAATCAAACCCTAAAATGTGTTGAAAGAAATATGGGAATGAAGATTTAGAAATCTCCATATCCATTTCAGTTGTGAAATCTAATTGTTCAGTTTCCATATATCAAGACCCATCCGTTTCTTCATTATATTCTTTATAATCAAACTCATCATTACTAATATGAACAGAAGGTTGTCGTAAATCTGTTTGGGTAATTCTACTAAGTTTAGCTAAATCCCAAGCATCTAATAAAGGAAGAGAAAATCTCTCATTATCATTTTGATAAATACCAAATCCAGAATGTTCATTAATATCAACATATTCATATTTCTTACCATCCATAACTATTAACCTTGGCCATTTATTACCATCACCATCTGTATGAGTTGCACCACGTTTTAAAATATCTTCCCATGTCATTCAACCCAACCTCCTAATACGTTCCACCAATTTAATTTCTTTTTGATTACAAATGCCGTTCGCATATCTTCACTTTGATATTCTTCTCTAAATAATTCAATAATTTCTTGTGGAACATTAGGATAATTTTCAGGATTTATATCATATTTATTTTTAATATAGTTATTTACCCACGCAGTCTTTACTCTGGGATTATCATTATTAACTCCAGCTAACTGGGGAATACCACCATATTCGTCTCTTCTCCATTGAAAAAATCGCAACCCACTTTTTAATCCCCGCCTACCTTTTAATCCACCCGAAAGTAAATACTCACCTTTATGCTCATAACCAGAAATAGCCACGACTTCATTATTAGTAGTATCTCTTCTAATTAACCATTGAGTTAATCTATACCAAGTATTAAATTTTCCACCCGTTCTAGGTTCCATTTTATCTGAAGGATTATCTTCATTCCAAAGATGAATTGCGCTACCCATAGTCATAGGTCCTTCAATTTTATAACGTTCTTTAGGACCAAATACCATCATCTACACAATCCTTTAATCTCATAAATAACATCTTCAGATAAACCATGGTTGGTTGCTAAAGCTTTAAAAGAATTTTGCGAATAAACAATCTTAGTAATATCAGTTGCATTAACATCTACCCTATATTTAGATTCCATTTTAGTAATGATATAATCCATAGCATCAAAATCATTAATAGATAATGTTGCATAAACAACCTCTTTACCTTTCATCCGCCTAATAGCATCATGGGCATTAAGTAACGACTTGTTAATATCTGGAATATTATTTAATTTTTCTAAAGATGTCAAATCAATAATGCTATCAACCACTTGTTGTAATTTAGTAACATTAATTCCCATTCTCTCACGTTCAGCTATAAATTCTTTACTCCTACTATCCATTAAATGAGTGCGTAATGATAATGCTATTGAACCAGCCGGCCCTTCCTTTTTCCACTCTTTATATCTAATCTCTGCCTTTGAGCCATCTTTCCAAGAATATAAGTGTAAATCCTCTTCCTCATCTCTAGCCCTCAAATATCTATTTAATTGGTCTGACGCATATTGTTGCGCCCATTCTATATCACCAAATAGGTTAGTAAAGGACTCAATAGTTTCTTCTAATACCTTAATATAATTTTCTTTATCATCATCATTTTCTGCAACAGACTCATCCTTAAGGTGTGCTTCAATTTGAATTAAATCCTGATAATTCATATTAGCGGTTAATGTAGCACCCATTTCTTTTCTTTTGACTAAAGGAGGATGTTGACTAAAAGTAGTTCCTAATACATTAAAGAAATGAGTTCCTGAACTTTCAGAAGAGAAACTTGGTAGTATCTCATTAATAAAAAGATTAGATTTACCCATAATAGGAATAAAATAATATTTATCTAAGGCATCTAATAACACCGTTATTTTATCATTAATATCTTCATCTTCAAACACTCTAACTTTGGGGTCCACTCCCGGTTGATAACGTGGACGCTTTAATCCAATTTGAGTAGGTTTTGTTTGTTTAACCCCTAATGGTCCAGTAAATAACGGAGTTTTGCTTTTAGCGGCTGCTGGATTATCATACCCGGCTTTAGGATGAGTAGTTTCCATATGAACTTGTTCTTGACCAGAAACTTTTAATAAAATATCAGAAAGAGTTTCAAAAAAGATAGAAGTTTTATCATTCAATGTTGAAATCTTTTGAGTATACTGTTTATAATTATCTGCTACCCAACTAGTTAATGGTATATAAAACTCATCATTACCCGTAGTTTCAAATGCTTCCTTTTTAATTTTAGCCATTTTTCTTTTAAGGTCCCTTTCCATAGAAGTTAACTTTCGTAATTTAACCATTTCTATCCAAGCATTAAATCTTTTCTCAGCTTTTTCTATTTCATACGTTCTAATAGGGAAATTTAATTTATCTTCTAATAGACTATAATAAATAGGGTCTACAAACTCAAATGAACTTAACTCTTTTCTTCTATCCTCTTCTGTTAATGTGTGTAAAGGTTCTCTTTGAGTTTCTGTTATTTGTTCACCAAATGCTCTACTTCCTTTTGTTTCCGCGTGACCTCTTCGTAATTTAGAAGCAGCAGTTAAATTTTCATAATCTCTAGACTTACGCCGTTGCTCAAGATTTTCTGCAGAAACACCTAATTCTTTTGTAAGGGCAGCAAAGACAAATGCAACCCAACTACCTATACGAGAGCTTAATTTAAGAAATTCTACTTCTTTAGCAGGAACCTTTTCAATATACTCAGGAGGAAGTTCTAATTTATTAATAAGTTCTTCTATATTATCTGGTAATTTAGATGAATCTGGAATCTTTTTTAAAGCCTTAACTGCAGATTTTACCTCCTTATATTCCTTACTAATTTTCCCCCAATATACATACATTGTATCTCTTTCACTAGTAAGATTAATATTCATAATACCCTTAATCAATTCTTGAGGAGCCAATTCTACTTTATCTAACTCTTCCTTTGGAACATTCCTAGCAATTAAATCATCTAAATGTTCAATAATCTCTTCAATATGTTCTTTTTCTTGTGAGGATAATCTAGGTTTAGAAGCAAAGGTTGTTAATTTAGCACGACTAGTTTCCCAATTTTTAACAGAACTAGCACTAGGAGTAATATCATTAATATTTAAATCCGGGTCACTTAAATCTTCAATAGTGAATTTTCCACCTTCAAATTTAACTGACTTTTGAACATTTGATATAAATTCTCTCTTAAACCTTGTCTCTTCTTGAGCATCAATATCTTCACCAAATTCTTCTTTAACCTCTTCAATTAAATCCTTAATCTCTTGAATCCCTATATCAGGAATTCGTAGTCTAGCCGTCCTACTTCTCCACTTATTAATTTTTGTATTAATACCACCTTCACCAGAAGAAATTATATCAATCAGTTCTTGTTTTAGTTCGTCTCTTCTTGTCATAATCACACCTTCCTAATTAATCCTCTAGCATGTAATAAATTAAAAATAGTATCGTTATACTGTAAATACTTCCCCTGATTATTAATCATATTTTGTAAATGGGATTCTAATATTTCTATAACCTTTTTTCTAATACTACTAATAATTGTATCAAACTCTGTATAAAATAATTCTACTAATTTTTTCTTTTCTTCTATACTAACACCTTGTTTTAAAGCATTATCATATTTACCATTATCATCTAACATATCATTTAATTTACTTCTTCCAAATAATTTAATTTCAATATGTCTAATCTCTTTAATTAAATCTAAAATATTAATAGTCTTAGTTTTAGATGGAGTATGTTTACGTTGTAATTCTGATAATTTAGCCCTATCATCTACAACATCGTCAAACATAAAAGCAATAGATTTTTTAAATGGGTCCGAAAATTGCTGTGCTAATTCTGGTTCATCTTGTTTACTGGCTAATAATAAATCCCCAAACATTTCTTGTTCCTGCCATTGTTGATTATCTTCTTCATCAATAAATTCAAGATAGGCCCAATCTAAAGCATCCCAAGCATCTTGAACAGTTTCAGAGCTATCGGTATCTTGTTTAATATCCTTAATAATATGATTATGTATCATTTTTACTCTTTTATCATATACCTCTCCACTTCTAGGTAAAGACCAAATAGGAACAGTTTCTCCAGTTTTAGTAACCATGGTTCCATTAGTAGTAAAACCTACTGAATTGTCTTGTGGGGCAGAAGATACAAAATCTGTATACCCACCTTTCCACATATCATCTAAAATATCTTTATATTTATTTTTATTTTTTAAGATATGAATAATAAAATCTTTGAATAGTTTAGGCACTCCTTTTCTATAATTATACAATTTTTGTTTAAAATTACTAACCATATTATTACTTGCAATTTCCCCTTCAGGGGTTTCAAAACGCTCTAACATCTTTTCTTTAAATTCTTCATACCCATATTTAGTTGCGGGAATAATCTCATGTGGTAAAGCAAAGCCTAACATCCTTTCCATTTCTTCTTTTGTTGCTGAACCCTGATTAATCTTAAACGCAGCATCTATAATTCTTTCTTTAACAGCACTAATATTAACTGCTTTACTTTCCATATCAGTAGTTAATTTTTGAGCAAGGCCTAATTCAACATCATTTAAATCATGCGTTAAAATGCCTTTGAATGTTTCAGTAAAATTATTTCTGTTCCCACCTTTAGTTTGAAGGGTTCTTAATTCTTTAATCTTAAAGGGTCTAGTAGATTGTTTTTCTACACCTTTTCTTTTTCCTTTAATCTTCTTCCACCCTCTAGGTTTCTTTGAAGCAACAGTTTTTCCACCTAATTTAGCAGGTTCTTGAATATTAGTAAAAAATGTAATTACTAATTCTGGAGTAATATCAGCAACAGTATAATTTATACTTTCCTCAACATCGGTATATTTAGCATACATACTAGAAAGTTTTGGAAACCCTTCAGGTAAATTTTTAGCGATAATTCTATTAATACCATCTCCTAATTCTCCTCGAAATTTATCGAAAGTCCTAACTCTATCACCGGGAAAAGCAGAAACAAGTTCCTCTTCTAACTCTCCCCAATCTACTTCTTCATCTTTATTTAATTCTTCGGCGGCTTCTTTAAATAAGGCTAATAATTCTACTCTATACTCTCCGCCTATTATCCCACCTATCCTCCCACCTTCTTTAGTAGCACCTTCTTTATATTCACCAATATCCTCTTCAAAGGCTTCTCGAATAGTATTGTAGTTATCAATCATCAATTGTTTTTTCTCATTTTCTTCCCGCCAATCCATATCAGGATATAATCTATCTAATTCATCTTGTAATCCGGATATAAAATTATTTGCTGTCTCATAATTACGTAAGACAGACCTAAACGATTCTGAATATTTAGGGTTCTTAGGAAGTAAAGTTTTCCCAGTTAAAATAAATCCTTTAATTGAAGCAGAATTTCCAGTTAAAAGTTCCACCCAAGAAGTATGACTATGAGGAAAATGGTGCGCTTTAAGTAAAATTTGCCAACTCATTATGAATGCTCCCATTGTGCCATAATATGTATATGTATATTTGAAAGTGCTTCTTGAGTTTGTTGTAAACTATCATTATAAATTTGTAGTAATTTGATAGTCTGAAGGTCATCTTTATACGTAGGATTTTCTTTTATAAATTCTCGAAGTGCTACTATTAAATCGTTGATACTTTTCATGCTAGTATTTGCCCAATTGTTAATATTTAAGGCATATTTATCCCCTTCTTCTATTTTTTTAATACTATCTTCCCAACTCATTGTAATCACTCCTGTATCTTAGGTTCAAGTGTTTTTACCAACCAATTACTAGGGCCATTAAAAACTTCTTCTTCGGTGATTACATATTCAACTTCGGAATAGCCATCTTCTTCCATATGTAAAATAGCCATTACATTTTGTTTTCTTCCGGTTTCATTTGCTAATTTTTGTGCCGCTTCAATGGCTTCATATTCATAGCGATATTCCTTTTTCAAAATGTTTTTCCAACTCATTGTAATCTCTCCTTATCTTTAATATTCATAGCGGGTTGTGTAACTTCTCCACCTTCTTTACTACATTTAGGACAAATATCAAATTCCATCCCTTCTTCATCATAAAATTTAGCCCACTTATTCTTATCATATTCTTCAATTGAATATCTTTTACCACATTCTAAACAAGGGATTTTACCTTTGAGAACATTTTGCCAACTCATTGTAATTCCTCCTTCATTCTTTTTCAAAGAAGTTTAAGTAGTCATCTATAAAGTAGCCATATCTATTATCTAATCTATCTTCAAACATATGTCTTGCATCATCTTCGCTCATTAAAAGAGAACCTTCTTTGGCGGGTGAAGTCAAAATATAACTCCCGTAGTGCGGTTCAATTTCATAATATGCTAAGTGTTTATACTCAGGGTGAAAGCCCTTAACATCTTTTACATCGTGGTCAAATTGTTCTTCTTTCAATATTTTTTTCCAACTCATTGTAATTTCTCCTTCACACTTTCATAATCTAGGTCTTGGTCTGTTGCATCAATAGTTATGACCTGCCCTACTAATTTTTTAATGCTACCATTTAACACCAAAGCAACCATTTCTCCTGTATCGGCAATTGTTAGACTTCCTGAAATACCTTCTTTAGAAGAACCATCATCATACATTAAGACTAATTGTTTTTTCAATATACTTTGCCAACTCATTGTAATCTCTCCAATGCTTTTATTGCTTTAGGCAAACCAATATCTGTTTTTGGGTCATAATTAGCAGAAGCCATAACGACTTCCAAATCATCAATTAAATTAGGAATATTATCTCTTGTGATATTTTCACCCCTACCAATATAATTTTCCAATCCATCTTCATCATCCCCGTACCAAAGCCTCAATGCTTCTCTAACTTTAATATTTAAATCATCTTTTAATATATTTTTCCAACTCATTGTAATCTCTCCTGCATTCTTTTTCGTTCTTCTTCGGAATACACATAGTTTCCTTCTTTATCTTTTTTGAAAGGGTTGGGCTTTTCTAAACCTTCTAGTGTTTCAAAATTGCCTTGAAAATCAAATCGAGGTCGTTCTTTAAGATAATTAGAAATCGCTTCATATTTTTCTTTTCGTGTTAAAGTTATATAATCATCAAATTTATTTAAGGGTATTTTGTGTTTAACTTCTTTCCCTTTACTATCTCTATAAGATACAGTAATTACCTTAGATTTTTTTAGAATATCTTGCCAACTCATTCTTAATCCACCACCCAATCATATCTATTAGTTTTAGGATTCCATATTGGTGTAATACTCGGTTTATTTTCTTCTCCTGTTCTCGATTCCCAAAATCTTTTAGCATCTTCTGTTTGATTCGATGATTCATTTTTGACCGGCACTCCGGTTACTTTTTCAGCATAATTATAAATCTTAGTTCCAATTCCTTGTCGAGTAGATTTTGTCTTTATTCTAAAAGGAACTAATTTATCCTCAAATACAAAGAAAGAACCTTCACTATCTTCTCCGGCTTTGACTTCAATCACTTTTAAACCACTTTCTTCTGTAAATGTATGAGTCAATTCTAATTTTAATATTTGCATCCAACTCATTGTAATTCTTCCTGCATTTTATGTAGCCCATTCCACAAATCTTGTGTAATTTCATCCATTGTAATATCCAATGTGATTTCTCCCCATCTATACAAATCCCAAATGAATAATGAGATAATCAATAAACAACCTATTAAGAAACCAAGAAGAAAGTAAAGTATCATTGTAATCATCCCTCATTAAGTTCTTTTTCTAGATTTTCTATCATTTTAATAAGTTTTTTTGTTTCCAAAGAACGCATTTGTGGGTCAATAGATGATTGTCTGAGTAATTTTTCCTTTAGACCTCTAATTCTAGCCTCAAGTTTTCTTCTCTTATCTGCTTTTTTTCTAGATTCTTCTTTCCAATCATGTTCATCTATTTTTAATAAAGAAAACCAACTCATTGCAATTTCCTCTCCATTTCATTTCTAACTTCTAACCAAACATTTGGATGCTGTTGTGCAAGAACTTCTTTAACAATCTGCATTTGAGCAATGATAATAGTATCTTGTCTCTTATGCACTAACTTACCTTTGAACTCCATAAGATACTTTAAACTCTCACGAACTTCTCTAGCCAACTTAGTCAATGAATCAATTTCTCGGAAATCTAAATTCTCCTTTTGGAAAACTTCATCCAATTTAACGTCTAATTTTTGAATATTTTTAGACAGTAATTCAATTTCATCTAACTCCTTTTTAGCAAGAATAGCCGAAGCGGATTTTTGAACTAACGGCTGTAAATGGGATTGCATATGTAATCGAACTTGTTGAACAGTAGTTTGTAATGTCGCGGCTAATGCACTAGGTTTTAATGAACCCTCAGACAAACCAGTTTCAAACATTTCCCTTCCACTACTAATGCACAATTTGCACTTAGGATTAGATTTATCATCATATTCTCCAACATGATTTCTCATATGTCTAGAAGCAGTTCCAGAGGGCCAATCCATTTTCTGGTCTAAATCATCAGGCATAACGGAAATAGCATTGATATTATCTTCGTATTCAACCCGTTCATCATGTTGGCAAAACTTACAATGCTTTCTAGTTTTTCTACTCATTAAATTCAACTCCATAAGTAACTATGCCAAGAACCTTTAATTGCGCTCTTTTGTATAGCCCAACCCGGCAAATTATCTTTATTAGCCTTACGTTCTCTTTCAAACAATACCTTTCTACTTTCCTCTTCTCTAGCAGGGTCGTGTAAGAAAACACCTTTAAGTTTACCATGAACAACATCATTCAAGAACTTCTCACCTCTATTATTAAGAATGGTTCTAACTAACCTAAGAGAAATTTTATCTACAAAGAACGATTTAATTTCAACCAACGGTTTACCTTTATCATTCTCAAGATTATCCTTTTTCCTATAATGAATAATAAAAGCAGAATCCTTTTTATCTATCACGTTAATCTTTTTTGTTTGTAAAGCCCGCATTACGGCTGCGAAATTAATATGAAGACGCTTAAAAGGAACATTACCAGTTGGGTCTCTATAAGACTTTTGGTCAGATAACACCTCATCTAAAGCCGCTATAAATGAAGGGGCCTTTTCTAATCCTTGTCTATCTACCTTACCTTTAATATGCCATTTATTAATAGAACCTATATTGCCCTCGTCTACAATTTTAATAAAAGATTTTAACAAGGGTAATAACCCCGCATTAATCCCAGGAATGTCTTGAATCTTTCCTTCAGGAGCAAACAATGCTTGCCAAAATGGAGGCTGGGCATCATTTTCTTCACTTGAATACCAATGAGGTTCAGCAGCAGGAAGGCTCTCCTGTTTACCAGTAGCCTTTCTATGCTTAATATAGTTAGGTGTTCGATAATGCCCATAAACCTTTTCCCAAGATTCAGCACCATCTTTACCAACAGTAGCAGGAACAGTAAATATAATGTTTCTAGGGTTTAATTTAGTAGTATTCTTCACTCTTTCTAAACCCTTTACATAAAGTTCAATATCTTTCAATTCATCCTTATCCACTAACTCTTCATCTCCAACTATTTTAACTAATTCTTCAACCATCTGATAAACACCTTTCCCGTAATTCTTTACTCCAGAACGTTTAACTTCCGCTCTAACGTGCTTATCAATAAAATCGAATAAATTGGTTGCTCCCTTTTGACCAGTAGTTCCAACATCTGTTTTAGACACAGATTTACACTTAGTAACCCAATTACTTAAAGACTCAATAACATTTTTAAATGCTGGAGAATATTCAATTTCACCTGTATCACCATCTCCTAAATCAACTCTCTTAGGCCCCTTCTTCTTTTCTTCTTTTTTAGGGGCCTTATAAATAGGCGCTTTAAGGATAGTTTGCCAAGTCATTAATTATTCCCCCTTTGTGAAATACCCCTTGTATTTACTTTATCTCTAGTGGTTAATCCATGTTGAATATAGTAATTATACAAATTATTAATATTCGGGAAAATATTATTCAGCCATTCTTGTAATCTCATTGAATCTAAACTGAAAATTAACTTATCCCATTCTTCTTCAGTATTTGCTTGCTCAAATTTTCCTTCAATTTTTCGTGCAAACGTGGCAAAAGGCATGGCTGCTGGATTATTGGGCTGACCACCTTCGCGCATAGCCCTCATCATTTGAATAACTTCAAATCTATGGAAACCCTTATGAATTATCCAATCTATTGCCTTTTGCCAATTTGGGGGCTTAGACCATATTTCTATAGGTCCCTCTTCAGGTTCTTCTAACTCCTTTTTGCGTTTTTCCCACTCTTCTCTAGATTCATACGAGCGTCTAGGAATTTCTGCTTTTAATACATTTTCCCAACTCATTGTAATCGCTTCCTTCTTAACAGATTCAACTTGCTCAACAGTTTCTAAAGCATCAACCATTGGTTCATCAGTATCGCCATCACCGTCAAGGTCTGGGTAATCAGGCCGTTGGCCTTTAATTGTATTTTCCCAACTCATTGATTATCCCTCATTCGCTTAAAGTAAAACTCTAAAATATTTTGTTTCCAAAGTTCTTTCATTTTAATCCCTCCAAAAATCCGGTTCTTCTGGAACAACTTTCTTTTCACTAACTTTCGGCTTTTTCTTTTTAGGACCAAATGATGTATTGGTAATCCCCGCCTTACTGCTAGTGATGGGACCACCCTCCTTAAGCGTTGCCCACCAAGCATCCACAGAATGTTTATTTTTATCTTTAACCATTCATTCTTCCTCCTCATTTTTCTGACCTATGATTCTATTTAACGAAGCCGTAACTTCTGCATCAGCACCAATAACCCTATTACCTAATCCTTGGTCTTCAGCCCAACGTCTAATAATTTCTAATTCTTTAACCCCAATATTTCCACCTTCAGAATCGCCCCTATAAGAATTAGGAATGGGAAAATCATCTTTCATCATCCAGCGTCTGACTACTGTTGGAGTAACTCTAAACCATTCGGAAAGAGGACCTATTCCATAAGAGGACTGATATGCAGGCTTTGGTTGAACATGAACCCCTTTAATTCTATCTCTCCAAGTTGTATGTTGTTTACCTTTAGGTTGTCCTCTTACAGCCCTAGAAAGTCTCCTTTTAGATGGAGTCCTTCTACTAATTCTCTTTTCGGGGGCAAACCTAGATATTAAAGTTCTAAATCTACGAGTTAAATCTTCCTCGGTCATTCTTCTAGCTTTACGCGTATTTCTATCAATGGTGTGACCCGGATTTTCTCTTTCAAAAGACTCTTTAAGTTCTTCAAAGGTTTCACTTGGTTTACTGGTTTCAATTTCCTTTTCTTCAACATTAACTTTAAAAATCTCCTTAAATTTAACCCGTGTTAAATTCAATAACTCATCTAAACTATCAGCATATCTAATTTCTTGTAGTGATGCTGCTGCTGCTGTTGCGGCTTGATAACCAACTAATTGAATATTATTACCCTCCAGTACCCGATATAGTAAACTAGCTTTAAGGGCAGTTTCAGGATTACCATTAAAGGCCTGTCTAATAAAAGAAATGTATACTGATGGAATAGGTGTACTATTTGGTTTATCTACAACCCTAACTTGAGGTTTTCGACCAACACCTTCAGAACTAATTTGTTCTATTTCCTGTCTTAATCTAATTAAAAGTTCTGCTTTATCAACAATTAAAAACTGTTCATCTTCAGTTTTTATTTTTAATATGGTAAACCAATTAATTCTATTCATGTTCATCACGCCATTGCCTTGCATCTTTTATATCTTGCTCCATTCTATGTATATTAGCCCTAGCGGGACTAACTCTCCTAGCAAGAGAAGTCCACCGATTAGCAATGTCAGGATCATACGTAGCTTTAGTATTAATTCTAAGTAAATCTTGACGGGCTTCCTGAATTATTGTCAGCCCTTGTGCATAATATGGCGCATCTAAACCTCTATACCACCATTCTTTCATATTTGGGGTTGCTTGCTGCGTTTGACCAAATGACCACCTACGACCCCTACCAGCAATATACTCTTCAAATGCTTTTTTATCAGATAATGCCGACAGAATGATACCCACATAATAATCTCCAGAAACAATGTGAACACTCTCAGGACGAAAACAAACTTCTTGAGCTTTTTTATCGTCAATCATATAATCAACACAAGTGTCGTAAGTCCGATGACTTAAATTAAATCGTATTCTTAAATTATTAATTAGTTTACCACGATGACCAGATTCACCCGAAACATGGCGCGAAGGCAACCAATCCGGCCAAATTCTAATAGTTAACCCATGATGCGTTTCTTTAAATTTAAGTCGAGAATCATTAGCAAAATCACTCAACACGTCTAAAATTAATTTTCTAGCACGTTCTCTAGGTAATTGTTGGGCTTGAGTTTTCCCTTTCCTAACTCTATCCATCAAGTTATCTAAGTTTTGTATTAAATTATTAAATATATTTCCTGCTATACTTATTTTTGCAGTAGATTCTCCTTTAACCCGTTCATGATAATTTTTCATATGTTCTAATCCCTTAGAAGGTAAAGTAGAACTATCCCTCAATTGTTCAGGGTCGCCTCTTGTATCATAACCTTTAGGCTTATCCGTTCTAATTGAACCAAAAGACCACCATTTTTTAAAACTATGTTTATGACTATCATCTAATAAATTCGATAGATATTTAATGTATTTACCAACTTCTGGAGTTTCATGAGCTTCAGGGTTTGGATATGGGTTTGGATTTACCTTTAAAATATTAAACCAATTCATTAAAATGACCCCCCTTCACACTCTTTCCATTCTTCTAAAATTTTACGTAATTTTTTAGTATGCGCATTAAAACTTGATTCTCTCGCTTTGAAAGTACTATTCTCATAAGCATTCATATCCGTAGATTCCCGAAATTTTATATCTTCTTTAAGAGCCTCTTTTAATACATCAAACCAACTCATAAGAAATCCCTCGGATATACTCTCCCCTCAGTAATAAACTCTTTGACAAATTCTATAACTCTTTGATTAATATAAGTTTCTAACTCTTCTTTAGAACCTTTCCAACCCTCTTCTAATAAGGCACGTTTAATCTCTTCTTTTAATTTTAAAATCATCGATTTAATATCCTCTCTTGCTGATTTTAAAACTAATTGCCAAGACATATTATTCCTCTTCCTCTACACTATAATCTTCCATAATAGTATCAATATCTTCATCAAAATTTTCTACAACCTGTACCCAATCAACATCGGATAGACCATCTGAAGGACTCATTTCTATTAATTCATCCATGAACCCATCAATATGAGCCATCTTTTCAGGAAGAATAGAAGCAAGAGCCTCTAAAATCTCTTCCTTAGTGTGTTTCTTTTTTACTAAGAATTTAATATCATCAAGAATACTCATATAAAATCCATAATCATTCATTGTCCATAAATCTGCTGACCGTGTTGCAGTAGCAGTATCTTTTAGTATATCTTGCCAAGCCATATTAATCCTTCCAATATTCTCTTCTTAATCTCCATAACTTTCTAGGACCTTTACTTTCTCTTATTGACGGGTCATTCATACTTTCAAACGATTCTCTATTTGTTCCGGGAGCAGTATTATGTTTAATAAACATAGCAATCCTTCTACTATTACTACCCACCAATTCAACTAGTTCAGCAACAGTCCTCCATTCACCATCACTCATAATATGCAATATTTTATTTCTTTCCTTATAGGTTAACCTAGGAGTTTTACCCGCGCGTTGGCCCTTAATAAGAATTTCTTTCCACATATTATCACTTAATTAATCTATAACTATTTGGATGGGAAAATCGTTTACCTCCAACAGTAGTTTGTTGTTTAATGGCCCGTCTTTGTTCATACTTTAATTCTTGAGAACGTCTAGGTTTTCTAGCATAATTCAAATACGGCCTAATATGAGCCTCATGAATTTTCTGTCCTGTTTTAAGATGTCTAAATTCAGATAAAGCTAATTCTTGAAAAATCTCATTAACGCTTCTCCATCTATAATCTAACATTAAATCATCAATTAAGTCTCTAGCCTTTTTGGGTATCCTATTTCTATATCTTCCTATTTTCAATACTTCTTCCCACATAATCATCAAACCTTATGACTATCTGGATAACTTCTACCTGAATATTTACCCTTTCTAAAAACCCCCCATAATTCACCATATGAAGAATTAGCAAGACTGATTTGCCTAACCATTCCTCTAGCGACTTCACCATGTTGAATATACCACTCATTCATCCTATCTCTAGTTTCTTTTGCTTCTTGACTAGTAGAATGCAATGAACGTAATATCCAACTTTTAGGGGGCTTTTGAACCCATAAATGGCGCTCTGGATGATTACGCTTAAATTTTAAAACCTCGGCCCAAGACATTTATTCCGCGCCCCAGTTATCAAATAACCTACTAAGTTCTCTCCGTTTTGCACGATAATCCTTTGTTTGCACATCTTTTAACCTCTGTAATGTTTGCATAGCGACATCGTTTTCCCATAGTCGGGGCATTGCGCGTAAACTATTAATTAAATTTTGGATTGCTGTATCTATTTCTACTTCAATAAGTGATTTTAAATCTTCCGGATTAGCATATCTTTTAGCATCACTAATTGCATCTGATGTACTAATTTTTAATATATCATTCCAATTGTTCATTTTAAAACACCTATTCATCAATCTTTGTTCCACGATTACCAAATCCAAACTCTTCAGGTTTTAAATCTTCCCAATTTGCATTCAATTCATAAAGCATATCACTAGCACTATTAAGACTATGACCATGTTTTTCTAGTTCCTTTACTGCATTCTTTAAGTCTATGTATAAATTACGATAAACACTCATTAACTTTGCTCTACCTATCGGGGTTAAATCCTCATCTTTAATTATATTTTGCCAATTAGTCATTTTAAACACAATTCCTGAGATTTTGGGCTGTAATTATTTTAACTCTTTCTCTAATTTCTCTTGAACCTTTTTTGCTTCTCTAAGAAAGTTCTCTATAATGGATATTGGATTATTAATTCTTAAAATTCGCGGTTCTTCAGGTCTACCTTTTTCTAATTCCTCTAAAACATTTTCAATTGCACTTATAATATTAGGCATTCTTGATTTAACTTTAAGCGAACTTACTTTATCATGTAAGAAATCATTTTCTGAATACTCTTTTTTGATTGAATCTTTCCAATTCATTAAAATCACCTTTATTTTTCAAATTTTGGGCTGTAATTTATGAGGGACTAGCAAAATCTTTTTTGGGCTATTGATTCTATTTCCAGGATAAGGATACATTGATTCAACTAAGGATGAACATAACTAGGGGTATTGTTTGTTTGTAATGGTCTAGATTAGTGGGCCAAAGTATCGTTAAAGTATAGTATGAGAGTAACATTAACCTAAGCGATGTTATACTAGAATATGAGTTAACTTAGGACGAAATCATCATAGGAGGCATTAGGTATTAAGATGGCGGTTGAACGGGTAAGGTTTCTTTCGTTCATTTTGACAATTAGCCTAATTAGCCAATTAATTTCTTTTGATTTAAAAATCGGTGCAAAGCATATGGTTGGGTTAAATACTCCAATCCGTTATCCAACCATATGGAATTAAGTGGCAGAGAGTCTGCGTAAAGCGGCTTATATGGTGATGCTAAAATATAAGACGTAGCAGCGTCTGACACTGCCTTCCTTAAGGCTAAAGATACGCTATTCGCGTATTTGCTACGCAACCATATGGTAAGTTGTTTGTGAACTATAATGAAATGAGAGAGTGAAACGTGAAGTTCGTAAGTATATGCGAATAGCATATGATGAAGAAGTTCCCGAGTGTAATTAATATGTGAACACATTGGGCTGGCTGTTAGGGTTTGGCGGAGTTACCTTATTAGGGGTCATATCTTTATTAAGTATCAGCGTTATAATAACACTAATATCTTATAAAGGACCATATGGTGGTACTTTGGTACACCCCATTATCAAGGTTAACAAAACCTATCTTATGCGGAGACACAAAAAATGTTCTTTAATCGAAGAATCACAGCCTTGAATGTTGAATCAACATTCACACTCAAGATTGGGCACGACAGAAACATGAACTTGATTATCAAGGAATTGAGCGTAAAGGCGGATAACGTCGATGACTTGATTTTGCAGGTAAAGGATGCTTTGGAACAATTCAACGCCATGAAGGTTGAACAAATGCTAGGTGAATAAGATGATATGCAATCACATGAATTACACAGAATCAGCGCACGAACGAGCATGGAACCCAATGACAGGTATTGTTGAATTTCGATTCATTCAAATCTGCCTAGATTGTGGCAAACAATGGACTCTTGATAATCTGGAGGACTGAATATGAAGACACACGAAGAAATGCACGAATTGAGCCTAACCGAATTGAAGGACTATATTCAAGGCGTTTGGAGCCATCTTTATGATGCACAGGCAATCAGAGAGTATCGAGTAAAGATTGGCGAACCGAACCTATTGGCTGCACCGACTGAAGTTGAGTTTGAAGAAGAGGAAGAAGAATGATTTGTGGTATTTGTGACGGTTGGATAATAAACACGCATAATTGGTCTGATGAGGAACAATGTGATTGTAAGGAGGAAGAGGAATGAATTATTATGAATTTATGGAAAGCCCACACCATGCTTTAGATGTTATTGCAGATTTAATACGATTTGAGGCATCACCTGAAGAACAAACCGCATGGCTTAAAGCAGTTATTAAATTAGGATTTGTAGAAAACATGGAATTGGAGGAAGAAGAATGAGTATATTTCAAAGGCAGCATTATGAGGCAATTGCGGAGTGTTGTGGTTACATATCTACCGTAAAGGGCCGTGAAATGGTCGTTGAGTCAATGATTAAACTGTTTGAGCGGGATAATCCTAACTTCCAACCTGATAGGTTCAGAGAAAGGGTCAAACAATACGCAGAAGGCATAATTATGCGTTAATAGAAGAGGGAAAGACATGAATGATTTTTGGATAATATTCTTAGTAACACTCGGTTTACTCGAAATAGTATTTTGGGCAGCAGCGTGGAGATATGCTAAGAAAGTGTGGCTTAGACTAATGGGGATTTCTCATGGGAAATAGAGGTAAACGCAGTAGAGAGCGATGGGTTCCCAGACAGGAACAAAAGGGCTTAGACAAAATAGAACGACGAAAGATAGCACAGGAAGAAATTGAAGCAGAAGTGAGGAATGCTTTTTATTCAGTCGAAGGTGAATGTCGTTCATGTGGGTCAAAGGAAAATGTATTGGAAACCGATAAAGTATTAACAGGTGGAAGAAGACATAAATTATGTCAAGAATGTTTAGATTACATACTAAAAAAAGTGAATAAAAGGAGAGAGTTAAATGTGGAAAGCAGGAACAAAAATGGGAAAGAGCCTAAAAGCACGAACAAGGAGTAATGCGCTCCGAGAGGAAAGAAAAAAGCGTTATTTCGCTTCTTTTAAGAAAAAGATTTAATTCTTTTTCCCTTCGGGGTTTTTAATCCAAAGTATTACCTACCATATGGTAACACTTTGTTACCCCACTTTAAATCACCTGTTATCCTTCTTATTGTCCGTGGATGCAAACATGGACACGTTGTGGCTGAATAATCTCTTTATCAGAGATAAAGCACACGTCGCAGATTCCGTAGCCGGAACGACTTGAGCCAATCTGGGGAAAGTCAAGAATACTTCGGTATTCGCCTTTTAGCGAGGCCAGCGAAAACTCATAGTAACGATATGGGGCGTGGTTGGAAGTAACCCTCGATTCTTTTTGCGCAAATCAAAAGAAACGAGATAGGGAGAAAACTTGAGAGAAGGCGCGTTAATCGGCGCGTAGCCTCTTCAACACCTACTTATCCCCACGGGATGAAAACAGTAGAAAGGTATCATACTGAGAGCAATTTTGGTCAATAGCGCTACTGAAAGAGTCATGAATCTTTCAGATATCTTCGCACCGAATAGACACTTTGATGCAAACCTGTTGGATTCCTATCCCTTTCCTGAGAGTGCGTCTAAAAAATGTTTAGGGCAAATCCTGAAGAACATTTATCGCTCTCTTCCCCGAAAAGACAAGATACCATCAACAGTCAACAGGCTAAGTAGTGCGGGCTTGAGGAAAAAAAAACAGGAGATGACACAAAATGACCAATTTCGTAAATATGACAGCACACCCAATCAACATCATGAATGACAATATGACCATTCCCTTTGTCATTGAACCGAGTGGTGAAGTAATTCGTTTGGATGAAGAATGGAGCAACCGCGCTAACGACGAATCTGTTGAATTGAATCTAGAAAATGGTGAAATCTTCAATCTCACAATCATGCATTGCAAATACACGGCTTCTGGTAATATTCCTGAAAAGGTCGAAGGCACGGTTTACATCGTATCTGCGATGGTTGCAAATGCTTACCCATATCGAGAAGATTTCTTGATTCCCGCAAAGATGGTAAAGGACCACAATGGCCGCATTCGCGGTTGTCAGGCCCTTGCTCACGTTTAGTGGGTCAGGGCCCCATTAAAACTCAAAGTTTTTAAGACCCATATGGTAGCACTTTGGAATAAATAAAATGTCCCCGTTCTCACTAACGAACAAATGCTAAGTTTGCTCGAAAGTGAGAATAGGGTGGAGAAGGGAATTACCCTCACTCTTCTTCTTCGCCTCCGTCGGCTTCAGAAGATTCCGGCGCTGAAATCACCGGAATATGTCCATTCATGCTACCATCCCAACAAATAGCATCGCTATCGCCATTGAGATGATTTCGGTAGTAAGTCGTGAGTCGAGACTTCATGGATTTGAGGAGAGTTGCCTCATATTCCTCCAAATCCTCGTATGTTCCACCCCCGGACTTACCATGCTTCCGAACGATTTCACCATAAAGAGGGTCCGTCGCAAAAGGCGCAGCGAACGCTGCTGCATATTGCGCAGAAATCGTTTGAATCGCCTGTTGGATTTCGTCGGGTAGGCTGCTTTCGCGGCCGCGCGAAATCGGGCTGTTCGGAAGCATCGCAAAAAGGTTCGTGATATTCGTCCAGAACCTTTTTCGGTTTTCGGGGTCATTTCGGCCTTGATTGAGATTCCATTCAATCACGGCTTGCATATCGCCTACGTCGTTATTCTCCAAATGAAGGAGAACCTTATTTTCGTTCTTTGACCATTTCTGGTCATCCATTGAGTAGTCTGCCATTTTCATCATCACATCCATTTGTTCAGTAAGTGGGATTATTCCCTTCTCCATTAGTAACTTTGGCGTGAGTTTGATAACGGGGAACATTACATTTGCCCAAAGTGCATCCATATGGTTGTGGTAATAATGAAATTATACCTTGACTGAAAGGAATCCTTAATGAGGCTACTGGTATGTTAATTGTGCTATTCGCCCAATTCTTTTCATACCACCGCCATATGGTAGGAGGTTGTTAATGGTTTAGTATATGATAAGGCCGTTAGGCTCATTGATACAAACCTTTAACTTCTGAACTAAGCGTTAGCGGTCCTTAAAAAAATAATTGGGGTAACTTTAACGGGCTACGCCCGCAAGTTTGCTTTATCTGCTATTCGCAGATTCACAAATCAGTTACCATATGATTGTGTAACAAGATACGCGAATAGTGTATCGTATCCGTAGAAAAGAAAAAACTTTATTGGGGATTCGTTCCTCAACCTTAAATTCTTTAAAGGCAACCATATGGTAATGGAACTTTGTGGATTACCCTATAATAGCACAAAAATCGTATTTACTGGAGCGAGTGAAAATGAGCAGCGAACGACATGATACACGAAAGACAATGATTGAGGCAATCATCGAGGATAACGAACATCTCTCAGACGAGAAGAAAGAAGAATTGGCGAACCTCTGGGCAATCCCGGCAAATACCCCGGAAATGCAGAAAGCCATCTGGGACGGCACACGGCAGATTCTGAAGGGCGTCGAAGGTGTCGATATCAGCATCAATGCGAAAGAGGCCGAGTTTGCCGGAGTCAAGGACTCTATCATTTCTCACCTTCAGGCTGCATATAATGTATGCCCTGAGTTTTTCCTTCAGCGCGGCGTTAAGGGTGTTTATCTCCCCTATGACGATTCTATCGAAATGCCTAATTCAGTCTGGGATATCTTCATGGGACGACAGAAGAAGGCCTGACTACACTCAAGACCCCCCATACGACCGCAGAAGGGCAAATTGCCCTTCTGTGTGTCAATGGGGTGGTTTTAATTTCAAAGTGTAAACCTACCATATGGATAGGAAAATTGAGGTCGGTGAGGCGAATTGACTAAATATGCGAATAGCATATAGTCATTTAGCGTAGCGTGAGCCGTAGACCCGTATTTAGCGAAGCGGTCCGTAAGCGAAGCGGTCCTTATTTTGGGGTCAATCAGTAGATTCAGTCGAAACAATAATGATTCTTAATGAATGCAGAATCATTACTCCTTCATCTTATACATGCAACCATATGGTGAGTGGCTGTATTAAGTTATGCGTAGCAAATACGCGAATAGTGTATGGTTAACTTAATACAATGAACGAATGCCCAAATTAAGGTTTATTAATATGCTATTCGCATATTAGCCTAAAGGCCCAACCATATGGTTAGTAGGCATTAAACTATTGCGAAGCAAATATGCGAATAGTATATGGTATAGTTTAATGCAATAAGACCTTAAAAAACAATTAAGGTCTAAACACTATTATTAAGTATTAATGTCATAATAACATTAATATCTTATAATAGGACCATATGGTTGTTCCTGCGAGAGATGGCCTCTTTTGAGCGGAAAGCCTCTAACCCATCTAAACGCTATACCGAGAGCCACCAAAGAAAACTTACTCGAATATGTTGGGTAGTAGGAAAGGGGTCAGCCCAATTGACATATACAATATCCTATACCATAGTGGATAAGATATAAGTATTGAATATAGTTATATTACGGGTGCGCGCAATTAGATTAGAATAACAGGGTTTTGACTAGGAGGGAGGTGTCACGCGTGACAATGTTCTGGATGAGTTTCAAACGAGTTTCAAAAGAAGGCTAAAGATTGTAATGGTTGAAAATGAATATAGTATTGAGTGGGCCGTGGTGCCGAAGTGGTGTGATATGGGGCGAAAGTCAGGGGTGCTTTGAATGAGATATTAGGGTGAACATGAGGCAGAATGTATCAATATCATGTGTATCAATGTAAAGCCTACACCTATTCCTTTATATGGCGTTGCGGTGAACGTGATTATGCCCCGCAACGGGTATATGATTTAGATAGATGATAATTAAAACACCAAACAATTGAAGGTGAAAAAGATGACAATGGAAGGTTGGCAAGCAAGAACTGAAGAAGTAGCGGAATTTATCGCAGTAGACGGATTTGATGCACAGTTGCAGCAAGTGGTTCAATTTCAGATTAATTTCGGAAATGAAAACTCTGAGCAGCAAGAGCGCGTTTGGGACTCAATTAAGAGTATGATTCGCGGATTAGACGGTAGTCCTGTTCGTCGTGGAAAGAAGAGTAATCTTCCGGCAAGCGTGAACGTGGCTATTGCTCAAGTGAGCAGTGAAGTGGAAGGATTAGCAGCAGACTGGTTTGACCAGAATTCGCTGTTACAGTGTGTTTTACTGAAACACGCTAAGTCTGGTGGTGGAATGTTTTCCGATGGTTCGGAATATGGTGCCGCATTAGGCAAGAAGATTGGCACACGTTTAAAGCGAATGTATGCTGAGGAATCATGGAATGGGACTGTTGAAGGATTAACTTCCACAACGGCTCCGGCCCTTGAAGAAGAGGAAGAGTGATTATCACTCAAATGGATGCAATCGGGGAATGTAATAATTCCTCGGTTGTGTCCTATTTTTTTTATTTAGGTTGATATAGAATTGATTTGATATTAATGAACGTAATAAGTTACGTTTGAAGGGGGGCGCCGTTTACCTTAAAGGAAGTGCGAAAGGCTCCTATGTAAGTGGATAGAATGATAACGTATCAATATGGTATGTGTATCAACACGATACACAGTTTTGATAGGGAACCGCATAGTGGTTTAATATAATTATGTATGTGTATTATATGTATCATATGTATTCATACATAGGGCATATTCTGAGCGCGCACTCCCCCACAGACGCCCCACTCACTCGATACACATATACACGATACACATTAGACCATACACATGATATTCATACCAAACCGGGGGGCGGTTCAGGGCAATTTCGTTGTATCTCCCATCGAATACACATCCGATACACTCAATGAGGGGCCATAATTTAAAATGGATTTAAATCAATTTATGAGAAGACTTAAAGAAAAGTCTATTCATATGACAAGAGGTGAAAACAATGGTAAAACGTTGGATTAATAGAAAAGAAGTAAAGGAACTGTTTAAGGTAAGCCCAGCAAGGCTTAAGAAACTAGCCCAATTAAATTTGGTAGAAACTAAGACGGAAAGTGGAAAAAGGGGGCGACCGAGTATATTATACAATACTGCTCAATTGCGAAATTTTCTCAAGAATAGCGAACCACAACGTAAAGCATTACTAAATATCGTACGGGGGGTCTTGCCCTCAAATGAGGAAAATTTGAAGGCTTGGTCGGCAATTGTAGAAAAAACAGCAGATTTATCGTATACTAAACCATTATCTATTGTTGAAGAAGCACCTGAAGAAAAGGTTAATCATCCGGCTTACTATAATACAGGTAGTATTGAAGTAATTGATGCTATTGATGATTGGGGATTGGACTTTAGCGCAGGTAATGTTGTGAAATACGTTGTTCGTGCGGCACATAAGAATAATCAACAAGAAGATTTAGAAAAGGCTATGTGGTATATTCAACGCTTGCTTGGTTAAAACCAAGTAACGTGTATTCCACGACAGTTAAGCACAAACTTGGGTGAAAGCACACTTGAGGCTTATTAGGTGAAAACTGAAAGGTTAAAGGTGATTAAGTTTAGTAGCCCGAACCGTGTGATTCTGGTTCAAAAGCAGGTGGAGGCCTGTATAATAGCGAAAATTGCCTCAAGACTGAAACAGGTCCACACAATAGACGCTCGCGGTATAATATACAATAGGGCCATTGGCGCAGTTAGGTAGCGCATCGGGCTTTTAAGGGGTTTATCGAATAATAAGGAGAAAATCTTTTCCGTACATCGAGATAGTAGTTTCAATTATTTGGTTGTTTCCACTATGAACTTCTTTCCTCGAAGATACCCGATGGTCGTGGGTTCAAATCCCACATGGCCCTCCTATTCAAAAACATCACATCTTTCCTGAGCATGAAACAAAAGGCTCAATCCTACTCTTTAGAGCAAACTAAAGGTGAGTCCCAACCTCTACCGAATAGACTTAAAATATGGTATTAATAAAATAAATTTAAAGAAATACTTTAAGCACCTCGGTCTTGATTGATGCAGAGCCTTAAGGTATTTATATTAAAAAACCATCCTGAATATGATGCTTCATTTTTTTGAAGAAAGTGTTCTATATACGCGGGGTTTCCAGAGTGGTCAAATGGGAGAGGCTTAAGACCTCTTGGATAATCCTTCGCAGGTTCAAATCCTGCACCCCGCACCAATTCTTAAAAGGACAGTTAGCACAGTCTGGAAGTGCGCCACGCTCATAACGTGGTAGTCATTGGTTCAAATCCGATACTGTCCATTAACGAGGCATAAATATGAGAAATATAATTTTATTTGAGAAAATATTAGATAAAATGGGCGAAGTAAACTCATTTGATGTTAGATACCAATTAATAATTAGTTGGTGTGTAACATGATATGTTTTAAATGTAAAGAAGAAATGTTTTGTATTGAGACCTTTACTCAAGGCCAACAATCAATAGTGGGCTTTGAGTGTAGACCCTGCAAAATAAAGTATGAGGTGAAGAACAATGCCAATGTGTAAAAAATGTTCTTGCACCCGATTTATTGGGCATGGTAACAAAGTATATTGTGTTAATTGTAATGAGGTGATAAAATGGCTGAATTAAATGACCATCAAGATAGTGAACATTTTTTATATGATAAATCTTGGAAAGAAATTGAAGATATGTTAGACGATGCCGAACGTCGGTTAAACTATCATCTAACTAAAATCAGTCGAAAGAACATTTCTAAGAAACAACAAGTTTATCACTTGAGGAACTACAAGGCTCTTCAAGGGGTAATCAAAACACTTCGATGGGTATTGGGTGACATTAGCATTCAAGACCCATTAGAATAAAAAGGTGAAAAAAATGAACGTAGAAGAAGTAACAATAATTGTGGCTATGGTTATGTCCGTAATGCCAGTAATGTGGATTGCCTATCTATACTATAGATTGGAAATCAATAAACTAAAACTTGCTGTTAAGATTGAACAGACACGTTCTGAAACAAATTTAGTAGTTTCGGAAACAAAGCCTACACTATTCCCTGAACAGGAGTAATGTAGCAATTTGGGCATATAATGTAGTTTGGAAATCATTTTGGCCTTCTAAGCCGAGAACAGGGGTTCAAATCCTCTTATGCCCGCCAAACTAAAGAAAAAGAGATGAATAGAATGATGAATGAACAGACAGAAAAAAGAACACTTGAATTTAATTGTATCAGAGTTTATGATTTAAGAAGACTAACTGCAAATCCAACCACAGATTCATATGTGGTTTCATATCATTTGCAGAAAAGAATTGATACACATACTTTATGTGGATATAAAACAGATACATGGAGAAAGACAGGTAAATGGATTAATGCCAGTGAAGCCTTATTTGTGGATTCTCCTACGGAGAGAGACTCAATTTGTTTCAGATGTTTGAGACTTTGGGCAGTTAAAAATCGACTCCAATACCCTCGGCTATGGATGACTGGTCGAATTGAAAATGAAGAATATCGAAATGAACATTCAGGATTTCGAGTTAAAGAGAAGTGATGATAAATGAGAAGAATGAATAAAGAAACAGCAGGTGTATATGCAACATATAATTGCCAATTGTATTTTAATGTAGAAAATGTAGATAAAGAACAAGTAGTAGATTGGTGGATTAAGCATGGAACGATGTATTTGAAACTAAAAGACGATAGTGTTATTACTATTGGCGGTGGTGATATTGAAATAGATTACGGGTGGCCTATGTCTGAATGTGAATATGATATAGACTTTATCGAATTAGAGGTGCATGACTAATGAGCGTAGTAGAATTTAGAATAATTAATGATATGGGATTGCCTCCTATTGTTATAACCATGAATGACGATGATGAGGTAAAAGTAGTATTAAATACTTATCACCGATTATGGCTTTCTTTGAATAGAAAACTTATTGGTGGAAGTGCAGAAGCATTGTTTGAAAAGATTGACATGATTTTATCTAGTTATCTAGAAGAACAATATCGCTTTGAAAAAGAGGATAGGGATTTTAATGAAGTGTAAGGCTTGCGAAGGCGTAGGTTCATTTGAAGTCTTAGAAAAAGGTATCTCGTATAAGAATGCGTGTTATCTATGTGAAGGTGTAGGCGAAACTACTATTTGTAAAAAATGTAATGGTTTAGGAGAATTTATTTCTAATAATCGTTTTACTCCTTGTATGGCTTGCCGAGGCAACGGACACTCCCCAAAGATTGAATACGTGTGCCGACTATGCGATAATACGCGAGTAGTATATGTTGATAATAAACTTCCGTGGGAAGAAGACGCTATATTGGAAAAAGAAATGTGTGATTGTTCAATTCAAGAACACATGATTGATGAAAAAGGAAATAACACAAAGTATTTTTACGAAATACACAATGTAAGGAGGAATTATAATGGAGTTTGAAGAAGTATTACCTAGAAGGTCGTTGAAAGAAGGACGTTGGGATAAAATATTGAAAGCACGAATGATAGAGTTATCCGTAGCAGATAACTATGATGATTGTAAGCATGAATGGATTGTTACCGGCGAAACTTGGTATATTCCTTTTGTTGAAGAAGCGGGTATGGTTTTACCTGATTATCATAATGTTCATGCTCATGAATGTCTTTGTGGTCATCCTATTGTTTGGCATTTTGAGATTGAAAATACTGAGAATGGTCATAAGGATATTGTGGGTTCAGAACATATTGAATCATACATGGTCATTAGACATTTAGAGGCTAAGGGCATTGACCCTACTACTATTACTGAAGACATGATTGATAAGTGGGTTTCAGAACAAATTAAATCTCTTAAGGCTAAATGGTGGTGGGACTTGCATGGTGAACAATTTGAAGAATGGTTTGCTCATATTTCTGATTTAGATTTGCGTGTGAATGTTAGGCCTAAAGGTCGTCGTTGGGACTATTCAACTCGTCAATATGAAAATGAACACGTTATTCGTAAGCGAGCCGAAGGTAAGTTTGGACAACCCGGATATAAAATGGCTAGTATTGTTTGGCGATGGAATCATGAAGATAATACTCGGAATCAAAGAGATGGTCGAGGCTATCCTAATGAACGCTTGTGGAATGATTTACAAATGTTCTATATTACAGCACAGCGCCATATAACACGTCTTAATGAAGAGGATGAAAAAAGAGCAGCCCGGCTTGAACTTCTTAAGGAGCAAGAGCGTATAAATGAACTTGCTAGACAAGAGAGATTAGAGGCTAGTCGAATCTTTAGAGAAGAGGCTCGACAAAGAAGAGAAAAGAACGATGCAAAGGAAGCAGAATTAGATGGGGCGCGTGAACAAAAGCGACTCAATCGAGCAATTGCTGCTAGAATTAACAATGAAGGGGCAGACGAGAAGTTTTCCGATGCTTGTGAATACTATGACATTCCTACTTTCTCTGCTCAACTTGGTCATAATGATTGGGAGAGAACTTTTTTGTCTGATATGATTACACAACTTTCAGATGGAAAGGATTTGTCAGAAGCACAACTGAATCGGTTGCGAAAGATTGTAATTGATGAACCGTTACCTGCTACTGATAAGCAGATTTGGTATATTAAGAAATTAGCAGTAGATGGATATACTCCCCCGGAGGGATTAACTCGGACTGAGGCTAGTATTCTAATTAATGAATTAAAGGGGGGTGAATAATTATGTTTGGACTATGGACTTTATTAAAAGCTATTTTGAGTGTAATGGATGACACAATTGGTGAGTAAGATGTTTTATGTTGTATGGATATGTAAATCTGTGTCTTCTAATATGAAGAGTAAAAAGGCTTGTGGAAGGCATACTGTTGCTTATTCACTATTTAATCCTCTTTTAAATCCAAAGAAGATATTAAAGACTTGTGTTTGTGGAAAAAAGACTTCTGTGAGCGTGTTGAACAAAACTTTAGTCCCAATTATTTTTGAATCATCTAATGGTGCTAAAAAGTGGATGACTGAAGTAAATGAGTTTAATAATATTCTTCCAATGCAAAAAGTAAATCCTAATTACAATTATGTATGGAGATGTGTGCAATCGCCAAACGCACGTATAACTGCTAAGAAAGGGTGTTTGAAGTATCAGTATGCAAAATCAGAGGAAAATCCTTTGCTGAAAACTGAAAGGACTGTGAAAAAATGTTGGTATTGTAGTAAAAGGACCGTCATGAATATGAAAAGTGGGTCATTAATCCCAATGTTATTTGATAGTAGGCACCATGCTAAAAAATGGGTAAATACTATGAATTCATTAGAGGAAGTAGAAGAACCGATTGTCACAAATGAAACTATGGATATTCACACAGCAAAAATATATTCGGCTTTCGCTAGAGCAAATAAAAATAAAGATGGTTGGGTGTTAAAGCGAAATATTAGGGATTTGGCATTTGTTTATGAAAACATGGCCCATGCGTCTTTTTATAGACATTGGAAAAAGATTAGTGACGATTTTGATGTGATGAAAGATGGTAGAAATGTTCATATTAGAATGAAACGTATTAATACTGATGTTATGGTTTTGGAAAAAGATAATGAACATATTTCTAAGGAAGTATTAAAAATGATTAAAAAACTTAATAATGCAAAAAATGATAATTATGTGTTACGGAAACAAATAACAGAGTTAAAAGAAACAATAGACAAGTTAAATATAGATTTGCTTGATAAAGAGGCGACTAAAGAACAATGGACACCATTAGTTACGCAAACAGTAGCCGAGAATCAAATGTTGCGTTTAAGGATAAATGAATATGAAGCCCTCCTTAAACACTATGAACAGACTATGGCTGTGCTATTGGAGAGAATGATAACAGAACGGGGGGTCTTAAATACCCCTGTAACCACGGAAAATCGCGCCGAAAGCGGGGGAATCGTGGAAAGGGCGACACAAAATGAGGTGAACAAATGAAATTGAGAATTTTGAACGAAACCGGACATACTGAATTAGTAGTTAACACAAGCGAAGTAATTGACCAAATTAATGACCACCCGACACATTGGGTGTTTGTTGATGGCGAGATGGTTTCCCGTGAAACAGTTAATACTGTGAATTGGGATGAAGTCGAGCAAGTAGATTTAACCCCCGCAATTGTTGGTGGGTATTAATCTATGATGTGGGGAGAGGACAGTTAATTCTGTCCTCTCTTCATTTCTAAATAAATGGACTACTCTTCGGGGTAATCCATGTATTTTAATTTAGAGAGGGGGAAATTTGACAGAAAAATATAATTTTTTATCAATAGATGCTCTCGAAATGATTTTATCTCAATTGGGTTGGAATTATTCTAATTCTTTAAACGATATTATAGGTGAACATCAATCCTATTCTTTAAAGAGGATTCCATTCAGGGCGGATTTCTACCCACCCGGATGGAGATTAGCAGCATCTAAAAAAGCAATAATTATTTCTGATGGAGAAACAGAAATAGAATATAAAGGAGAACTATTTTATTCTCCGTGGGAAATCTTTGACCGATTTGGTGAAGATTCCCTGTTAGATATTAACAATTGGAACTTCATTGTTGAACGTCAATGGTTAATTAGGAAATTAAATGGAGATTGGGTGAAATCATTCACGTTATTAACGGAATGCCCATTCAGAACAGTAATAAGGTGTTAAAAATGTTACCAGATGAAAAACCGTGGGTGCAAAACCTACTACAACAACGATATTATCAAAAGGAAGAATCTACATGGCCGCAAATATGCCAACGTGTAGCGTCTTTAGGTAAAACGGCAGAAGATAAAGCAGCATTTTTTAATTATTTGCTACATTGTGATTTCCTACCTAATAGCCCGACATTGTTTAATGCGGGAACAGGTAAGGGAAATCTATCTGCGTGTTATGTATTACCAATGAAAGATTCATTAGAAGAAATTTTTGATTCTACTAAAAATACCGCATTAATCCATAAATATGGTGGAGGAACTGGGTTTGATTTTAGTAGAATTAGACCAGAAAATTCTCCGGTTGGTGGAACAAATCAAGTAGCATCAGGACCACTTTCATTTATGAGAGTTATTGATGCTAACACACAAGAAATCAAACAGGGAGGAAAGCGTCGTGGAGCAAATATGGCGGAATTACGTATTGACCATCCTGACATTATCAAATTCATTAAGATGAAGCATGAAGAAGGAACACTATCTAATTTTAATATTAGTGTGAGTGTTACTGATGAGTTTATGGAGCAATTTCAGAAATACCCTGATGACAATTTTGTTGCAAAGTGGAATGATGATTTTTTCCTCATTACTTTAGAAGACGATGAAGTTATTCCTGTTAGCCCTAGCACAGTTATAGAACAATCAGAAAAGACTAAGCATTATACCTATCGTCAAGTTTGGGATTTGATTGCTCAATCAGCATGGGAATGTGCAGACCCCGGTATTATTTTCATTGATAGGATTAATGAGCAAATGCCAGCAAGTTACTTGGCTTGTGAAGAATACCTAGAAGAAACTGGAGATGACTTAACTATACGCGCAACTAATCCTTGTGGTGAACAGCCACTTCCTGATTATGGTTCTTGTAATCTTGTTGCGCTAAACATTGGTAATTTCGTTATTAAGGGCCAAATGGATTGGAAGGCTCTTCAAGAAGCAATTAAGTATGCTTATCGTTTAGGAGAAGCCGTGATTGATAGTAATGTTTATCCTATTTCAGAAATCGAATCGCATAGTCGTGCGTATAGAAATATCGGAATCGGAGTTATGGGCTATGCTGATGCGTGTATTCTATTGGGTATGAAGTATGGTCAAGAAGACGCTTTGGCGTTTGGTGAAGAAGTAATGAAGTTCATCTATAAATGGACGTTTGTTGAGTCTGTTGATTATGCTGAAACATTTGGAGCATTCAAGGGTTGGGAATATGGAGACTATCGACCATTAATTGATAGAAGACAACTTCCACCGGAAACGCGAAAGAAGTATAAGGCAACAGGGATTAGAAACATTTGTTTGACTACTATTGCCCCAACAGGTAGTATTGGTTATATTGCAGATTGTTCCACCGGAATTGAGCCACATTTCGCGGCCCGCGTGTTCCGTATTGACGAGTCAAACCCTGAAGGCACATGGATTACTACCCCTCTCGCGGCACAATACCCTGAAGTATTCGTTACAGCCCAAGATTTGCCCATTGATGAGCATATTGCTACTCAAGCGACATTTCAAAAGTGGGTGGATTCGGGCATCAGCAAGACCATCAATATGGATAGTGAAGTTACTATTGAAGATGTTAAACGGGCATATATGCTTGCTTGGGATGCTAATTGTAAAGGTGTGACTATTTATCGAGATGGGTCCAAATCTAAACAGGTGTTAAATACTAATGATAGTACATTTAAACCAAAGGACTTAGATGATATTAGCGAGGCGGTTAGATTTAGATTACCTGCTGAGGGATTAGATGATGAGTTTATTTATATTACGGTGTCTCATAATAGTAATCAACCTATTGAAATGTTTGTGAATTATCCTTACTTAAATAGGCCTTCAATCGAACACACTCAAAAGCGAGAACAATTAGATAGTATTTCTAGACTTATTTCTGTTGGACTACGATACCATATTCCGTTAGATAAATTGATTGAACAATTAGAGAAATCAAAGGGTTCTATGCGTGGAACAGTAGCACAGATTTCAAATGTATTAAAAGAATTCGCATCAAGAAGTGACGACCCGTATACTGAAAAATGTGTAGATTGTGATAATGGGAGTATGATATTTCAAGGTGGTTGTGCGACCTGTAATGAATGTGGACATTCTGAGTGTGGTTGATATGTGGTGGGATAATAAATTTAAAGATTGGGCTAAGTTTGAAGAAACCATTGAAGAAATGGTTAAAGAAAATAAATATATTGATGGACAATTTGTATTAGATGTTATGGATAAAAGCATGGATATTGTTGATTGGAAAGATAGAATAGATTTCGTATTAACTAGAACTTTTAATGGGTTCAAACACCCATCAGGAAAATTTGCATATACGCATTTTATCACAACAGCAAATGCGATAGAAGATAGATTAGATTATTATAGAAAAAACTCGGAGGAAGAAGAATGAATTTTGAAGGTTATAAAGAATTAACAGAAATGAATAAAGGACAAATGGTTGACTTTTTTAAAGACCAACTGTGTCCAAGTAGAGTGCGTGGTGCTAATAAAATTATAACAGCCACTAATACAGTAAAAAGAACTGGCATCGACAGCAAATCAATTGATTATGAGTTATTAACAACTTATTCTCAATCAACAATAGGGACTAATATGAGTCTACATCGGCCTGTAATTGGTGATACTGAATATACATGGGGAGAATTGAAAAAACATCCTGCGGATTTATTACGAGTAATGATTTATCAATATCTTAAACAACAGGAGGCAAAGTAATGGAAACTTTTAGATACAGAATTACCTTTTTACGCAGTAGTGGTAGCGTTTGGGTTCAAGATTATGATAGCCCAGAAGCAATCGCTAGAGACATTGAATCACACATTGAGGAATACCCTCATATCATTGTTTCAAAACAGCGTATCATAAAGGATGATTAAAATGAGTAAAGACCCTGATTATGTAAAGAGCAGACGCTCCTATATGAAAAGAATTGCTACTAGATGTAGGCTTTGTGGTAAGCAATTGCTTGACCCTATGGAAGCAAGAAAAGAAGTGCACGAAGGGTGTATTAAACAATATAAGCGTAACAGTTATGGAGTGAAATAAATGACATATGAACGATTAGACATTTTTACACCAGATGATTCTGGAAGAAGTTATTCTACCTTTGTTGGAGTAGATGGAGAAAATATGATATGGCAAGAACCACTTCGAGGATATCGACATCAACAACAATCAAATGGTATTCGGCCTAACTATTATAGAAATGAACATGAACCTACTATTAAAGCAATCAAAATTTGGCTTCAAGGTTATTTGGGTTGGGGCAAGAGTGGCCGGGAACAATTTAATGGTTTCTTTATTATTTCTAAGGGTATGGATAAAGCCCAAATTCATTGTTCAAAAATTGGAAATAAATATATGATTCAAGGGATGGTGACTACTAAAGATACTGCGATTACTGCAATTGCTCGGACTGTTTATCGTTCTTGTTTTGAAACTGATACTGCTAAATTAGAAAGGTATTGTTTCAATAATATCCTTTTACCTGAAAATGTTTCATACGCTCTAGAAAATAGAGCGCCGTATCATTGGTATAATAAGGGTATTAAAATTGATGTTCGATTTAATGTCAGAATGATTGCCGCAGATGAGTGCGCAATTGAAATTTCAGATGGTATTTGGGCTCCAATTTCAGTAAAGAAAATGAATACATATATGAATTATTATTGGAAGGGGCAGAAATCTTCGTCTTGGTTTAAGGCGAGATTGACGCCAAAGAAATTATGGGAAAAATTATTGCATAATGAACCGACTAAAGGCCAAACGAAAATGATGATTGCTTTTCTAGAACAGAACAGAACAGATGCTCTTGTTCAGAAGAGGGCATATGCATTGGTTAATGATTTAGAAAAACAATATCCTGATAGAATTAAAGTCTTTTGGGATGAAGAAACTGGAAAGCTAGTTAAGGCTATGTTGATTAAAGGTAAAATTGCTGATTGGTTAATTACTGATAATAAGTATAAATCTAATATTCAGGCAGTATCAACCTATGTCTATTTGAAACAGAATATTGATGGTATGAAAAAACATACAAGCGGTGTTTTTGCAGGTGGTATATTGAAGGGACCAATTTGTATTGATAATATGACGAAGAATTCTTCAATTGGTGACCAATTTGCAGCAAGAGCAATGGCTTTATTAAATGATAAAATTACAATAACATTAGTTAGCACCATTAATCATTATCTATCAGATGTTCATTTTGATGGTCAATATGAACATAGGATAAATTTTGGAGAAGTGAAATATGATGAAATTGATAAAGTGTGTAACAATAATAGTTGAAACTGATTCCCAAGACATTTGGGATGATTCTCTTAAAGATATGAAAGATATGATTAAATTAATGACTAATATTACAAGAAGGATTAAAATTATAAACATTGAGGATGTAAAAAAATGACAGAAGTAGAAGACATAATAAAATGCACAGAATGTGCAAGTAGAAATTTAATTATTGACGATTTTCGTGGAGAATTATATTGTTATGATTGTGGAGTAGTATTAGATGAAGATATTATTGAGACTACTTCGGCCGGGAGACAAAAACCGGGCGACCCACAATCTGAATTAAGTCATGAAAGAAATAGAGAAGGTTTTATTCTAGGTAGTACGGTTGGATATAGAAACCATGATGGTTCTAGCAATAATACTAAAATTGCTCGTTCTCTTAGACGAATGGATAAACGTGTGAAATTAACTGCTCAAGAACGTAATCAACAACGGGGATTAGTTTTATGTAATATGCTTGCTTCTGAATTTGAGACTAGCCATAATTTTAAAGAACAAGTATCTTGGAACTATAAAAAGATTCAAGTGGGTCAGGTGTTAAATGGTATGTCTTTAGAAATTAGAGCGGCTGCTATTGTGTACTATACGTTTAAGGATAATGGCATATCTAGAACTATTAATGAAGTGTGTTCTAAAAATAGTGCGCATCCAAGACAAGTAGCAAAATCTGCTAGAAAGATTGCATCATTTTTTAGAAAACCTTGGGTCTTATCACAAAAAAACATTGCGGTAGAAATTGAAAAGTATTGTAGTTTGTTGGGTGTTCATAGAGATTATACTAATGCCGCAATTAAAATTGGAATAAAGATGCACCAAATGGCAGAAGAAAGATTTATTACTGCTAACGTTGGATTTACAGCAGCCTGTATTTATTTAGCGGGGCGTTTAATGCCTCATGTTTCTATTAGAACTCAAATTGAAATTTCAACAGTCTGTAATATCACGGAAGTGACATTGAGAAATAATATGTTGAATTTATTAAAAATGATTAATTTAACTAGAGACGATTTAGAGGGATTAACAGTAGATAGTTTATTGGAAGGAGCGTATAAAAATGAAGAATGAGAGAAATATATTAATTATTGGAGCAGGTGGAATTGGAGGATATTTGATTCCACTATTAGATAAAACTGGGTTATATACGATGACAGTATCTGACCCTGACATTGTTGAAAAGAAAAATTTAACCTATCAAAACTTTCGCACTAAAGAGGTGGGAATGAATAAGGCGTCGGTTATGGATTGGAATTATGGTTCTGTTACAAGAGGAATAACTTATCCTATTCTAACAAGTAAACAGATTCAGAATTATGATTTGATTATTTGCTGTGCAGATAATTTAGATGTGAGAAGAATGCTTTATCGCGATGATGTTAAATGGTTGGACCTGAGAGCGCAAGGTAGAAATTGTGCCTTCATTTCCTTTAGAGCAGATAAGATGAAGCATGATGTTTTGTTGGCCGGACCTGAAGGTTCATTTAGTTGTCAAGGCAATTCATGGGATGGTTCAACAGCCGCTCAACATTTTTCACATTTGATTGCAGCAGGAATGGGAGCAGAATGGATTCACCGGTATTTCGCAGGTGATGATGTAGCAGATTTTAAGGTGGTGAATGTATGAGTTGGAAAGATACTTATCCAGAATTTAACGAGGGAAAATTATTAGCCCTGATTGTTATATCAGCACAAGACTACAACGCCCAATCAACACTTAAAACGATGGTGGATGGTGGAAGAGAATGAGCGATAAAGAATGGAAACGTAGGAGGCAATATCAATGATGGAAGAGACAAATATATTATTAGAGAAACTCAATACTTTAATTGAGAAAACTAATAGGATTATTATTACTGTTAATGTAGTGAATATTGTTACGTTAATAGTATTACTTATGGTGGTGATGAGATGAAAAGAAGAATGAGAATGAGAACATTAGTTAAATATGAATGTGAGAAATGTAATAAACTTTGGGGATTGCACCCTGAAAAATTAATCCTACGTGGAAGCGGGCCTATTTTTTGCGGCTATGATGGGAAAGGACATAAAAAATGGCGTTTAGAGGGTCATTGTCATTGTGGGACAGCATTTGCATATCCCTTTACAACAATGGCTAAATTGCACGAACAATACGGACGCGCATGGGCATATAATAAAGAAGGTGAATAAAATGAAATACAGAGATGAAAACGGGAAATTTATTAGTAAGGAAGCGTGGGAAACCATGCGAAAAGAAGAAAACAATAGTGGACGATTGATTTTAATGGGTATGATAGCATCTTTAGTGGTGTTGTATACTATTAATAATTTGGGGTGGCTTAATTGATTTCAAGTGATAGTATTGTAGTTATGTTAGCGGATTGGGAAGACCAAATCCGTGAAGCGTTCTTAATTACCGCTGATGGTAATTTTGAAGACCAGAGATTTCATGATGTTATTTGGGAAATGAGCCTAACAGCATTTGATATTCCACGAGAAGTTCAAGTGGTTATTGATGGAAAAATGAATCTTCATATTTCAGCGGGCGACCCCGGATTTGTATGGTTTGAAACACCACCAATAGGAATGTCGCTACCTATTGAATGTTGGATTCATACCCATCCTTTTGGTAAGGCTTATTTTAGTATGACTGATTGGAATACAATTCGCACATGGGAACCAATAATGCATTGTGCCATTGTTCTTGGAGATAGGGAATATATGATTTGGGCTAAAGGAATGTGTCAAACCTTATTTTTTGCAACTGTTGATATTCCAGATTGGGTTAGCGGGCAAACAACGCTTGATGATTTTATGGGTGAAGAAGAATGAAGTGCCTAAAGGATGGATTGGAACACCCAAGAATTCTTGTCATTTGTAATTGCCCGAAATGTGAGGTGAAGAGTAATGAAGTGTGAATGTAATGGTAGAACTTATGACTTAACTGTAACCGACTATATTTTGTGTATCGAATGTGGAGCACAATTCGCAATGGAGGTAGTAAAATGAAATGTCCTAAATGTGGTAGAGAAATGATTGAAGAACATGACCGAGGATATGATGGTAGGAATGTTCAGTTTTGGTATTTTTGGACATGCCCGAATTGTGGTTATGTGCATAATATAGATAATGATGGTGATTGGAATGAATGAGAAACTTTTAATAGAAACGGCAAATCGAGTTAGTGATGCTAATTCTGTTGTATTATGGAATCTGATAAATGTGTTTGATGACAGCAAACATGACATAAATGATTTGTATGCAGTAGCATTAAAAATGTTAGAAGAATTGGAGGAAGAAGAATGAAAGCGTATGGACATTGGGTGTTACTCCAACATACTAAAGATGAAACTGATTCTGGGATTATTAGTAATCAAGGGGCAGCGATGGAAGTAATTTCTGTGGGAGCAGAATGTCCACCATCCTTTCATAATTTAGTAGGTAAGAAAATCTACTATAAACAAAGCCGTTCCGCTATTGAGATGGGTGGCTATATTTGTATTGAATGTAGAGATGTGATGTATTCGGAGGAAGTAGTATGACTGAAATTTTATATGGTGAATCTGCAAGAGTGAAATTATTAGAAGGTATTAATTTAGTATCTGATACTATTAAATGCACGTTAGGGCCACAGGCTCGCACGGTAATTTTAAAACAAAATGGGGTTCCTGTCATTATTAATGATGGAGTAACTATTGCTAAGGCCGTTACAAGTGATGATGAATTTATTCAAATGGGAGTGGAATTGCTTCAACAGGTTGCTTCACAGGCGCAAGAGAATAGTGGTGATGGAACTACTACTGCTGCAATTATAGCACAATCAATTTGTGAATTTGCCCTTAATTCGATTATCGAGGGGGCCAATCCTATTAAATTAAAGGCCGAACTTGACTCCTTAGTAAAGGGTACTCTTCTAGAATTAGATAATATGGCGGTGCCTATTGATAGCCGAGAAATGCTTGAGAATGTTGCTAGTATTGCAGCGAATAATGACCCACAATTAGGAGAATTAATTGCTGATGTTGTCGAAGCCGTAGGAAAAGACGGTATTATTTCCGTCGAAGACGGTCATAGTCTTGAGACTACATTTGAAGTGATTGAAGGGATGGAATTAGATAATGGATTCATGAGTCACTTGATGGTTAATAATGATGATGGAACCCATTGTGTGTTTGAGGATTGTCTAGTCTTAATGTCTAATGAAACAATCAATAATTTCCAAGAACTTCTCCCTGTATTAGAAGTAGCAGTTTCAGAAAAGAAACCATTAGTCATCATGTGCAAGGAATTAGAAGGAACCGCTTTTCCAAACTTGCTAGTAAATGTAATGCAGAAAACACTTAAGGTATGCGCAATTAAAACGCCAGATTTTGGTGATGAGCAAATTGAAATTCTTAAAGATATTCAATCTATGATTGGGGGTCACGTATTCAATGCGGATTTGGGAGATAAGATTTCTAATGCGACTTTAAATGATTTAGGAGTGATTGATAAAATTAGCATTGGACGTTCAAAAAGCACATTAATTCATGATGCTAATGAGCATCAAAAAGAAAGTATTTCTGATAGGGTCTTTGCTCTCAATAAACAAATGGAGGCTCAAACTAACGATTGGTATAAAGAAAAAATTCATCGTAGGATTGGGCGATTATCAGGCGGAGTCGCTTTAGTAAAGGTTGGTGGTTCAACTGAAATTGAATTACGTGAAACTAAAGAGCGGTTGGATGATGCGTTAAATGCGACCACGGCCGCAATTCAAGAAGGCGTTGTTGTAGGCGGAGGATTAGCATTGTATAATATCTCACTATCTTTGGAATCTCCATATGCCTTTTATAGAACTGCTCTCCAAAGACCAATTAAGCAACTGGCTGATAACTCAGGAGTAGAACTAGATATAACTCAATTAGATGCTTGTGTAGGATTTGATGCTAATTCCAATACATATCGAGATATGTGGAATGCTGGAATTTTAGACCCAGTTAAAGTAACAAAAAGCGCATTGGTTACGGCGGCGTCAATTGCCGGATTGGTTATTACAACTTCAGTATTGATTGCTCCCGATGAAGAGGAATTACCTCCGATGTATTAGGTGATTATATGACAGATGGATTTGAAGTAAAAGGGCGCATTCCAAGAAGTGCTACTCAAGAAATTAAAGTAAAGCAAGGCGTATATTGGAATATACCAATTGTAGATATACGTTGGTATGAAGATGGTAAGCCTTCTAGAAAAGGAATAAGAATGAACATGAATGAGTTAAGACACTTAGTAAATATTTTAAGGAGGATTGATGATGGTCAGCAACGAAGAAATGAAACGAGTAATCAAAAAGACGAAGAAGAATGAACAATGGTCAGCGAACGCTAAAGCAGCGTTCCGCTCAAATATTGAAGCCCTAATGATTTATCTTGCTAAACGTTCAATTGAAATTAAAGAAGACCGATGGTTAACTAGTCAAAAAAGAGTTACTGGCGACGATGTAAATGCGGCGTTTGGAGAACTATGGCCAAAACTATTTAAAGGTGATACTAATGAATAAATTGAATTTTACAGAATTATTAAAAGGTGTGCAAGACGCACAAGAATATTTAGAAATGAATACTGGTAAGACCTTAGAGGAACTAGTAGATGAACATTATGAATCTTTACCATTTGCATTAGGACATATGTTAGGTATGAGAGATTGTTTAATAATTGTT